CGCATCCCTCGCCTCGGCGATGGCAATGCCACCCATCCCCATCAGCAGCTCAATCTGAGACAACAACGCATGCGGCTTCCCTTCTCCCGGCTCCACATCCAGCGCCTTCCGCAACGCCCACGCCCCCTCCTTGCTCCGACCCCCCAAATGCAAACACCACCCCAAGTTCGCCCAACCCCGAAACACCCCAGGCTCCAACTCTACACACCGCGCAAAACATCCCGCCGCCGACCCCAACGCTCCCCGACCCATCCCCATCAACAAACACCCCAGCCCATACCAATCCGCCGCACTCCCACGCCCACGAACGTTCTTCACCGCCTCCTGATACAAATGCTCGTTCCGACCCGCGTCGCTCACGCCGCCTTCTCCCCGCCAGCTCCCGCCCGAGCCTGCGACAAAACGTCGCGTACTACCTCCGCAAGCGACATCTCCCGACGATCACCCTCCGCCACAAGCCAAGCCCAATCAGCCTCGCTAACCCTAACCCCAACCCATCTCGGCAACCGTTTCCGTCTCATCCTTCCCCTATACGTGATACCACGTTGATCGTCAATCCTCCTTATTTTCCGGGGCGGGCGACGAGTTGCGTCCCCGGATTCGGCCGCGCTCGGGTCCGATGGGGTGCGCCCGGAAACGGGCTGGCGCACACGGTTGTTGGTAACCTCGCCGACACCCGTCTAGCGTGTAATTACCGATAAGTACAGTTATGGGATAGGTCGTGCAAGCAATATCAATGACTTAGAGCATCGACGGATCGTCGCGCACAACATCTAGCGTTCGATCGCGTGTCCCGATAGCGTGTCCCGAATGTCCGCATTGCCACAGTTGCCACCAGGCTTGACGCCAGTTCAGGCCGGCCGTTTTGGGCTATGGTTGCTCGGGCGAAGAAGCCATGCACGCGCTAAGAAGCGGCGTTTTCACGTATCGCGTGAACCGGGTTACGGTTTGGTAAGTCGCTTTATCACGCTTTTGCTGCCTTGGACGATTGAGGAATATCCCGGTCATTTACGGGCGCTGTCGGAACTGTTCGGGGTATCACCGCGCACGGTTGAGGATTGGCTCTATCGCCCGGAACGGTTGCCGGCAAAGCAAGCTGAACGGATGCAACTGATCTGTCGGGAGCGAGCAGCGGCATTTGAGCAGCTGGCGACGGAGTTTGAGGCACTATCGGTGGAACGGCCGGTTGGGACGCTCAAGCGACGGTCTCGGGGCGGCTGAGAGGGAATCGTCATCCTGTTACAAATCTCCTCTTGTATCTGTTCACGTGATCGCGTACATTGGGATTGTCAGAAAGGGGAGACGAGAGATGATTGATCGGAGCGAAGTGAGCCGGGCTCTTGCGAAGGCGATAGCCTACAAGCAGTGCGGCAAGAACGAGCAGGCGAGTGCGTGGGCAGCGAAGTTGGTTCGGCTGCTGGAGTGTGCGGACATTTTGGACAATCGCGCGATAGCGCTTTCGCTACGCGCCGCGTGAGCGGCGGTCAGGGGAGAGGGACGATGAGCAAATATCCAACAAGCGGCGTCGAGCTTCACGTGCCGAGCAATGCCGACATCGCCATCCTCGGCGGCGGCATGGGCATCAATTTCAGCCGGCGCGGTCATGACTACGAAGCGCGTTACTACGCGTCGGGGCTCGCGATCACGGTTGACGGTGAAAAGGTGCGGCGTTGGGACGATCTACCGGCGAGCGTGCAAACGATCATTATCAAAGCCAAGCGCTCTTTTGTTCAGCCGAGCGCGGCGTAGGGAGGGCGGACGATGGCAACATATTTCGTGCAATGGTCGGTGCCGTGCGGGCATTGGCTGGTGTGGTGCGGGTCGCCACGACGCGGCATTCCCGTTAGCGGTTTTCGCGGCGCATCGCTGTCGCACATCCTGTCATGGTGTGGTGATCGTGCGGTAACGATCCTGCCGAGTTCGGCAACCATACCGACCTGACTTCTTCGGCCTGCCCGGGTACGCTCGGGCAGCACGAAGCGCCAGCTTCAGACAAGCAAGGGGCCGGCGCAACACGGGCGGCACGCTTGACTTTCGGCGAACTTCTGCCTAGATTCTGATCCCAGCACCAGCTAAAGCGCCGTATCAGGAAACTGGGCGGCAGATCCTACGGCCACCTTCGGGTGGCCGTAGTTGTTTTGGTGCCACCAAACGCTCACAGTGGCATTCGGAGGCATCAAATGTGCCGCCAAGCTGGCCGTTATCGCCGGTTGCAAGCGGGCGCATCGCCTCGCGAATGCGGTGCGCCATAAACCAAGCCGTCTTGTATGTGACGCCGATGGTCCGATGCAGCTGGTGCGCCGAGAAGCCTTTCTTTCCAGAACACAGAAGCCGGAAGGCTAGCGCCCATTTGTGCAAAGGCACATGGCTGCGCTCCATGACGGTGCCGACCGTGACTGTGAAGGCCTCGTTGCAGCCGTTGCAATGAAGCAAACCTTCGCGATGCGACTTACCGTTCAGCCGGTAAACCTTTTCCGTCTCGCCGCAATGCGGGCAATAGGGGCCATCCGGCCAGCGGATCGCCTCGAAATGCTCCCGCGCTTTGGTGGTGATGGATCACCTGCTGACCGAACAGCGGCATGCTCTGGCCTATGAGGCCGGCACGCAGTTGACCCGCTTTCGCGAACTGCATCGGCTCGGCTTCAAGTTCGAACGCTAAAACCACACACACGGCGCGGGGCGGTGCCTCGCGGGGCGACGGCGGCTCGGGGAGACTCGGGCAGCTTTCGCATGCCCACAGCATGCCCACACAGTAGCCTCTTTTAGTTGTAAACACGTTTTGCGCGATACCACAGCGTAGTTCTGTACAGTGACACAATGACACTAGTGACACGAATTATGAGTTTCTCGCGTGAGTCATTATTTTCATAGGAAAACACCAAACTCGTGTCACTTGTGTCACTTGTGTCACTGATCTGCACGTGGTTGAGCCCGTCTTTGCTCGGCCGAAAAGCGGTATTCTTCTTTTATATCAATCCCTTTGCGCAGTCTGGCGCGATTGGTTCGGGGTCCATTGGAGTAGCCTCGCTCCTCCAGGTTGCGGCCGAACGCGTTTTTCTTCCTCGGCTCCTCGTCGTTTTCCTCACACCAAATGGTATAGGCTGCATACAACAAACTCGCCTCACACGTTATCCCCCTCGAAACGTGGCAGTTATCGCGGATAAAAGCGGACACGTTATCTTCGCTATCTTGATAACCCTCGGTTGCGTTGCGAACGATTATCGGAGGGGCCAATCCGAGGGTTTGCCAAGCCGCGCAACCCCGGATCATCCACGCCAGGATGCCGGGATATTCGGCCAGCAGCTTGTTTTTGAGGTCAGGGTCTTTGACCTTCTGGCCATCGACCAGCGCCTCGGCATCGGCAAATGTGACAGCGAATGGAACCAGCAGGATACGACGCCAGATGGCGTAGTCCGAGCCCCGGATGCGTGGCTTGTGATTAGTGGCGAACCACAATTTGAACTTTGGCAGGAACGAGAAGAACTCCCGGTGGAGGAACCGGGCGGTCATTGCGTCGCCCCCGGTGGCCTGCTTGACCAGGGCTTCGGCCAGGTTCTTGTCGTGCTCGGTCTCGATCACTGAAACAAAGCGGGCACCGGCGAGGGCGGCGATATCGTTGCTGGCGCCGGAATAGGGTTTCGATACCCATGTCTCGGCAGGCGAGCGTTTGACGTAATCGGCGAGGATTGCGGCAATGGTCTCAGTCAATACGCTTTTCCCGTTCGACCCTGCGCCGTGCATGATGAAGATAACTTGTTCATCGGTGCGCCCGGTCAACGAGTAACCAATGGCGCGTTGCACGAATTCCATCAATTCCTGGTTGCCGTCGAATATCTCGGAAATGAAGCGTTCCCATATTGGGCACTTGGCGTCCGGGTCGTAGGCAACAACACAGCACTTCGTCAGCAGATTGCTTTGCTCATGCGGGCGCAATTCGATGTTGGCGAGATCAACTGTTCCATTGGGACAATTGAGCTGCATCGGGTCGGCGTCGAGATCGTCGGAACGCGAGTGCAGGTAGCTCTTGGCCTGGTCGAGCATGGCGTTGATGCGCGACTTGTTGCCGGATTGTACCGCCCATTTGATGCGAGAAGTGCGGGCTTTGGATGCGGGTTGCCGAGCAGCGGATTCGAGCATTGCCGCAGATACTTCATGGGCCATGCGTTGGGCATTGACCTGCTCTGGATCAATGGCGTAGCGGGTTCCGTCCCAGACATGCCAGCCGATACCGAGAACATAGCGCAGGTTGGGACCGTGCGCTTCGATAAGGGCAAAGGCGTTGCCGATGTCGTTGCGGACTTGTTCGCCGGCAGGCGCCGGGTCGTCGTCCGGTTCGTCTTGCGTAGGCGCGGGTTTCGGGCCGCCGGCGCGAAGTTGGTGGACCGTGGCCGAGTGTGCGCCGGGCGCAAACTTGGGCTTGGCGCTCTCAACCATCTTCCGCAGCGCCGCTTCCTCGCGCGTCCAATTCCAATTGGCGGCAAGCGGTCCAGCGGCAGCGTGGGTAGCGGCAAGAATGCGGTTGACAATCACGTCGTCGTCGGCGCCGGCAGCGACCAGGGAAGCGGACACACTCAACTGTGTGGCATGTATCCCGGATTCACCGTTGCCGAGGTAAGACATATCGGCAAGCCGACGCTCGACATCGATGGGAGCGGAAAACATGAACGAGCGCGCGGCAGCAAGATAGGGGTTGTCCTCGACCGGGTGCGCGGCGTGACCATTGGTCAGCGGTCGCTCGATAAGGGGGCGCTGTGTGTCGAGCATATCGACGATATCGCCGAACTCGACGCGTGCCCATGTCGAGCACGGCAACACCGAAACCAAGCGCGGCGCATCGAGCTTGGTGTTGTGCGTACCGGGCAGTCGCATGACACGGGGGAGGTCGGCGATGTTGTCGCCCCCGACGACGCCTGCAAGCTGTCGCAGCGCCGAGACGATCGCCAGTTCGGTTTCCGGCCATCCCGCTACCGATTGACGGACATCGATCGGCTCGGCCAAGAGCCAGTACCCATGAATCCCGCCTCCGCTATCCACCAGTACGCCCGGTGGGATCGGTAGCGATAACAGACGTTCGGCGATATCCTCCTTGCTGATTCCGAGCTTGTAGGCGTCGGTATCGGTATAAAGCGCAGGCAGTTCGCAGACGTGTTCACGATCGCCATATGCCGGGCCTGATCGCCGTGTCGCTATGCCGAAGTAGACCGCGCGCTCCAGTGCATCCCATCGGACACAATGGGCGCGGACAAGATTAGGCAGGCGTGTGAATAAGGGACGATTGACCCCGGCGTCGCGTTCGTTAGGCAACGCGCGGATTTCGATAGTTTCGGTGGTGCCTTCAAAAAAACGGGAGAGAAAGTCGAGCGAATCCTGATAGTCGAGGTCGCGCACAGACTTTCCCTCCCGCTAGAAATACAATTTTTATTTCTTATTCATCCTCAAAACGGGATCTCGTCGTCTAGGTCGCGCTTGGCCTTTGCTTTGCTGTTTGGCGCGGGGATGGCGGCTTGTGGGGCTGTGCTCGGGTCTTCTGCATTCGTCCAGCCGACGAGAGTAAAGACCGGGAAATAGGTCTTGCCATAGGTGGCGTGCATGTAGAAGTCGTTGCCGAGTTCCACGATCGGCACCATGCCGGGCCGCTGGCGGTATTCGAGGCCGAAGGCTTTGCAGAGCTTGCCCACGGCGTTGAGCCCGCCCTTCGAGCCGGTCGAATAGATGTAGATCTCACCGTCATCGGTGGCGAGTTCGAGGGTGTTGGTGAAGATCCACGGGTCGCGGGGCTTGCCCCGGTCGTCGAGTTCCCACAACGATTCGTCGAGGTCGCCGAGATGGTCGCGTCGGGCTATCGGTGTCTGCGTGCTCAAGGGCACCATCTGGTCGTCGGTGACCTTGGCGGCAAACCAGCGCCGCCAGCCGACCCGAATCTCGGCAACATTGGCAATGAGGCGTGTCCCGAGTTTCAGGCTTTCGCCTTCCTTGCCGTGTAGAAACTCACCGTTCTTGAATGTGAGGAATGTTCCCTCTTGCTGAACCACCTTAGCGGCGTATGCGCTATAGGGGTCAGACCCGGCAGGTACTAAATCGCTCATTTCTCACTCCTTTGGTTTTCGGTTCTCATTTCACGACTAGGCGAGCCCCCGGTTGTCCGGTTTTTCTGAATGGACCAAGATCGAGCCCCGCGTTCTCGGCCGCTTCGATATCGACGGTTTGGCGTCCCTTGGTCGGAGACCAGGTGACGGACCACCCGTCGCCGTTTACCCTGCGCACGCCATTGATGCGCAGGAATTCGGTGATTGCGTGTTTCGCCGCCGTGAGGTTGGCGGCATCGGTTTCGGCTGTCTCATCTGCCGCGCGCTCGATATCGCGCAGGCGTTTCAATTCGGCGATGGCGTTGTCGCCGAGCTGCTTGGTTTCGGTCTGCGGCATTCCGCCGACGATGACGGCTTGGCAATACGACGCCCAAGGGCAATACCCACACTCGGCGCCCCCGGCCAGCTTGCCTTCGGGCGGCAGTTCGAGCGGGTCGGTCGCGGCCATGATCTCGCGGGAGCGGGATTGCGCGGCCTTGTAGACAGCCGGGTTGAACGTGACGGGGAACTCGGTTACCTCGTCAAGAAACGATGCGTCCACATAAGAAATCAGCGCATACTCGGGCTTGTAGGGGGTGTGTGCGCGCAAGAGGCCCATCTGTACCTGTGTCTGGAAGACGTGGTGCGCGCGGGCGGTATGGAGGTCGGCGCGCGGATCGATAGATTTGCACTCAATCGCGAGCGTGCGCGCGGGGCCGATATCCTCGATGCCGATAGCGGCAAGGCAATCGCGTGGCAATCCGGTGAGGACGCCATCGGGGGTGGCCGAGATATAGCCATCAACGATAGTGCGCTGCTCCGCGCCGGCCAGATGCAGTTCGACGCCATCGGGCAGCGACGCGCGGATACCGGGCACCCAGTAATGATCCTCGATCAGGTTGCCGCGCAGCCGCGCCCCGTAGCGGTCGGCGTAGCCTGCATCGTGGGGAACATCGTTCTTGCCGAACCACGTCTTGCGCAGGCATGTACCGACCTCGGATGCGCCGACCGTGTTGGCGCGGTCGTGCTCGAATGTCTTGTTCAAGGTCGCGGCGTAATCGTGCAACAGCGATTTGATCGAGAACATGCGGCGCTCCTCGCGGCGCAGCGGGAGCGTGCGAGGCAAACCCGTTGAGCGCCGCGCCCGTGGAACACTGCCGACCGTCGCCGGCAGAGGCCCCGCACGCTTCGTCACATGATACCGCGCGGTGTGTCGGGCGCAATCGGAAAAATCGTCAGCCTGCCGACGATTTCCCTTGTATCGCGTCCCGTGATCCGCTACATAAGGAGGGCAGAAGGGGAGAGACGAGATGACAACGAAGTTTCAAGTCGGCAAATCCTACGCCTGCCGCTCGCTCGGCGATTATGACTGCATCCATTCGTTCAAGATCCTGGCACGAACCGAGAAGACGATTACCACGACGACGTGGAGCATGGGCGGCAAGCCGGTAACGCGGCGACTTTCAGTATGGGACGGGGCTGAGAGTTTCAAGCCATTTGGCTCGTACTCGATGTGCGCGGTGATCTACGCCACCGAGCGGGCGATGGCGTTGGCCGAACAGAGTGCGGCGGTATGAGTGCCGTTGCGCTTCCATGCCCGTTCTGTGGCTGTGCTGAGGGCCTCTGCGCCACAGTATTTGGCGATGGTGATAGCGGCACATATCAATGTCCGCGCTGCGATGCGACCGGCCCAGCCGTTTCAATACCTTGGCGTCCAGCACCCCGTAGGGGCCTCGTTCTGAACGCGGCTGAGACTTGGGAAAACCGCGCCCTCGCAATGTGGAATGACCGCTTCCGCGCGCCGCCAACACCATTTGGTGAGTTCATCCGCGAGATAGCGACGGCGGCACAAGGCGAGGCCAAGGCATATTCGGATCGCGGATTGCTGGAAGCGATCTACATCCTGCTTCGCCGCAACGAGCTGGCGCAACAGAATGCGGCTGATATTGCATCGGGGCGAACATGACCGCCCCCCGCCTCTGGCGCGAGGGCGCGACACAAGAGGAGCTTGCCGCCGTCATGCTGATCGACGAGGAGATGGCGCAGCTCGCCGCCCGTCGCCGCGTCCTCGCTAACGAGCGCCAGCACATCGCCAATCGGGCATGCGCTAGGGCGCGGGCGCAAAAGACTAGAGAAGCAATGGTAGCGATTTACCGATAAGTGCTAATATAGGCTTGACAGCCGCTCACGCCGCGCGCTACAGACGCATCGTCAAAACGGAGGATCGAGAGATGAACCTAAAGAACCAGCCACCGATTTTTGTTCCCCGAGAATATCGTGGCGAGATCGAAAAGCTTTCCAAAGCCGCCCTTATGGACATCGCATGGGATCTCGCACAACGCTGTGCTCAGGTGCCCGATGATCGCCCCCGGCAGGTCATGGAAGAATTCCGCAAAGAGGCCGATATTGTAACGGTCTATCGGCGGCAAGCTATCCCATCCGTCAAAAACCCCGAGCTTCCTGGGTCCGACATCTCGCCGTCTTCTCCTTCTGGCGGCTGACCTCCGACCCTGACAGCGGGCTTTGCTGGGTGCGCCTGCGGGAGAAAAGCACCCGGCGCAACGTCAGAACGGGAGAGTGAGATGGATCTGGTTCTTGAGGATCGTGAACAGCGGGACGAATCACCTGTTATCGGAGCGGTTATTATGACTCCGCCAATCGCTGAAGATTATTGGCGGTTTCGTGTCAGGCTTAGCGACAAGCAGGCGATCGTTGGATTCCCGAAGTTCACCACGATCGGCATCGGCTTCGCGGTCGAGGAGGATTGGAATACCAATCTGCCCTACAGCAGCCCGACTGACGAAATTTATGAGCACATCAAACACAACAAGGGCGACCGTACCATATCGAAGGCGCGAGTGCTGGCAGCTATTCGGCTCGTGCAGGAAGCCGCGCAGGCTTCACGTTCTGATAATTACCCTTAACAGACCATTTTGATAAAAATGATCCAAGTAAGCCAAGATGTCCTAGCATGTGCGCGAAAGCGTGGAATATCGCTCGCGGTGCTCAGTGGCGCATTGGGCGTATCGAAACAAGCGGTCGATCAACGGCTTAAGGCGTGGGAACGCCGCACGGGCGAACGACTGCCTCGCCATAGTGGTGCTCCGCATAGAGGGCGGATGCCATTTGTCTGTCCTGTCTGCAAAAACTCGCTTTGGCTACGCCCAGGAGATCCTAGAAAATATTGCTCACAGCGATGCTATGGCAGAGCGCAACACGTTCTTACTGGAGAACAGATACAACGCGGCATTACGTTGCGCGAGCGTGGCTATACATGGACACGAACAGCGCACAGCATCGGCACAACAACTCAGTGCCTTCAGCAACATATATGGCGCGTGCTTGGAGAACGAGGGCAATTGAATGACCGCGTTCTGAAAGATATTTGGGACAACGGCGGCTACCCCGTCCCCGCTTCCTGGCGATGGATTCTAAATAAGAAATTGGCGCGAGCTAAGGAGCCATCAGACGATTTACTGCACTTGTCCCATAACTGATATTGTCGGTAAATGCGATGGAATGGGTAGCGTCGAGATACGGCGAATCGTGGTCGATGACGCTATCGCCAGCGTTGAAAATTTCTGTGACTCGCGAGATCGGGACACGCAATGGGCCACCGCCGCCATACCGTGTTGATGTTTTCGGGGCACGGCTTAGCAAGATGTTTGAGTCATCTGATGAGGCTAAATCTGCGGCCTTGGCATTTGCCAAGCGACAACTCGACTTAGCTCAGAATGCGCTTTCTCGGTAAAACGTAAATGTCTGGGCTTCCTGCTCCGCCGTTGGGATGGGAGAAAGCGCAACTGCCACGCCTATACGACCGTGCTCGACAAATCCTGATTGAATGCGAATCGGTTGATGAGTGCCGCCAATGGGCTGCTCGTGCGGAAGCTATCGCGAGTTATTACAAACAGGCTCAGGATGAAACCCTCGTCAATCTCGCTCACCGCATCAAAATGCGCGCATGGCGACGAATTGGCGAACTCGTGGGGCAAGCAGATAAGACCATCGATATTGCCGCTGATCTCCCAGCGGGTGGGCACGCAAAGCTCGGCGGCACGCTACTAGGCGAGGCGCATGGGCTAAACCGTAGAGATCTGACAAATGTCTCGGCGAATGGCTAAGATGCACGGCGGGGAGTTTGAAAATCTTGTTGAGGGCGACACTCCCCCGAAGATGAGTGTCTTTAAAGGGCGTACGGTTAAACGACAGACAAAATCACATGAAAAACTTGCGCCTCATATCAGAGCATTGGTGTTCTTATTTAAGAAGTTCCCGCCAGATACTTTCCCGGCGGCAGCAATCCCCGCCGATGGTCATTGTATACTTGACTGACGAGGCGAGAATGAGCAAGGATCCTAATCGACAGGCCGGCGCTGAGATTGAAATCACCCAAGAAATGGCCGACGCGGGAGCGGCGGTGATCGCCGATACCGCGCTCGACGGCGAGTATGGCCCTGGAGACGAGTTTACGGCGCGTCGGGTTTATATCGCCATGAGGCAGCTAGAATTGGGGCGTATGTCTTCCGCTCTTCCGCACTCTCATCTGGGAAGACGTAGAGATAATGAAGATGCTGGGCGATCTTGACGCAATCATCCGTTCGCTCAAAAGCTCGGGTGTGCGCATGGCCTATCTCCTTGATCGGAAACTTAAGCCATGCCGCGCCGTCAGTCAAGTATATAATCGCCCCGCCGATACGAAGGTAGTCCGGGATCATCTATCGACGCTGCTGGGTCGTATTTACCGAGAATCGTGATTAAGGGGCTGTGGGTCGTTTCCTCCTGCGCCCGAGCTGGTCGTCCTTGGGCCATATTGGCTCCCACACATCGCCGACCTTCGGAGCCCGGGCGGCAAGAAACCCGCGCCTGATGCGCTCGGTCGCGGGCTTAGTCTCTCGCGTCTTGATGCCCCATGCATCAAGTGCTCCGCGCACCTCGTCGAGTGAGCGGCACACTACGACGCGCGCTCCGGCAGCCTCTAGCAGCGGGATGGTGCGCCGCTGCGCCTCGGACAGCACGCCTCGGGGCGCTTTCAATTCGATGAACCAGGCGCGCCCTTCGGCAACGATCAGCAGATCCGGCGTGCCGGCCTTATATCCGGTCCCCTTGAGGATGCGGCCCCGCATCTCGCCGCCGCCGCCGGCCGGGATGGACGAGAACCACGCCGGAGGTTCAAGCGCCCACCCGAGATAGGTGGCGACCTGCTGCTGTAGCTTCTGCTCGACCCCTCTCATCGCATCTTCAGCTTGAAGAATGAGACCGCGCGTTGCATCGCTTCGGCGAGCGGCATGCGGGTGCGCGCCTTGAACTCATCGGTGCGGCTCGACGGTTGCGGCTCAATCTCCCATTCGTCGTAGATGTTGAGGCAGGCACCAGCGTCGTAGATAACCCAGGCGTTCTCGTCACGTTGGACGATCTGCACGCGATCAACTGGCACGCTATAGGCGCAGGGCTCAATGCCGTATTGTTGAAACGTGGTCATCGCCCATGGTATCCCGGGATGACGTTGCTCGCCGGGTCGAAGCAATCTGGATGTATTTGGCAAACGCTAAAGGTGCCCTTCGGTATGCCCAGTAGCCAGCCTTCCCAAATAGCGTGCCTAGCAATTTCGCAGCTTTCGTGGGTCTTAGCGCACATTCGCTCGCTGGGCGTGTAGAGTGCCCAATCGGTCGGCTCGGCCCATACGGCGCTGCCGGCGAGGACGAACGCCAGCGCGAGACAGGGGGCGAGGAACTTGTTGCCGCGCTGGATTGCCTTCTTGCTTGGCGTCGTCGGGCGCCACTTCGCGGGCGGGCGCGGCTTGCGCGGAGGCGTGGGTGTTTTCATCAGTAGACGCTCCCAAGCTGCCCCGGTTCATTGCTATCCGTGCAAGGATACCGATGATCGGTGGCATGAGGGCATCGCTTATTCCCGCAGGTAGGGCAGACGGTCATGGTCCGCCAGGGCGGGGGAAGTGGCCCGAACGCCGCTCGACCCTCTACACAGAGCCGACAGCCGCAAGGTTTGCTCCAATCTGTCATCGCCTGGCAGCCTCCCGCATCGTGCGATCCTCGCGGATGAACTCATCAAGCATGGCGGTCAGCTCGCCGAAGTATGGGTTGTGCGGATTGACGGCGCCGGCCTGATGACTGCGCTTGAACCGTCTCCATTTCATCGCGACCGCGCAGATCCGGCTCCCGCGCTTTAACTCGCGGTGCTGATACGTTCGCTTGCACTTTCCTCCCGGGCAAAACCGGCGATATGGACCGTTTGTGGGAAGCGCCAGACCGCAACTTGGCTCTTGGCAGCACCGAGACATCGGCCGAACCCCCGTCAGATAGCGTGGTGGGGCTTATAATAGACTGGCCTAGGCCACCGTCAAGGTTTCTGTCACTTGCGCCTAAAATGGTCAATAGCGCGCGGTTCCAGTGGCTCGCTCGACCATCCTCAGTCAGTAGCGAACGAATGGCCGCCGCTGCATCTTCAATCAGATCCGCGCGCTGCCCGTCCGACAGCAGATCGAAACTCGGCGGCTTGGTCCTGCCGCGATCCCAGATGGCTTGCGCGGCGCGGAGGAGGGCCGGTGTCGTCAAAACTGGATCGCCTTCAACGCGGGGTTTGCCTCCGCCGTGTGGGCCTGCACGTAGCCCATAGCGATTGCCACGGTCTTGTGCCGACTGTGTTCCATCACGTGCTTGATGTCAGCCCCCGCCAGGAACATCGAAGTGATGCAGCCCCGCCGCAGCGAGTGAGCCCCGAGCGAGCGCGGATCGAACCCGGCCTTCGCTCCCCATCGCTGCGTCATGTTGGCGACGGTGCGGGCGTCCATACGATCCTCGCCACGGCAGCGGAACACAGGGCCGGTCTTGATACCCTCAGCCTCGATCCACCGCTCTAGCGCGGCCACAGGGCACAGCACGGAGCCGCTGCGGAGGATGCAGACCAGCGTGCCCTTCCCGGCTTTGTCCGTCTTGCTGCGGCGCACGTTGAGCATCAGGGATGCGTCGGTGAACTCTAGGTCGGCGATGTCGAGTGCGACGATCTCCGACCGACGTAGCGCGCTGGCGAAGCCGATCAGAAGTACGGCCCGGTCGAGAAGCCGTTCCTCGGGGACGCCGGCCATGATCTTCTTGATGTCGTCGAGCACGAGCGCCGCCTTGGGCTTGTTGGCGGTGCCCTTGCGCCTGCGGATCTCCGACCAGGCGTCCTTGATGACGGTGCCCTTGACCTTGACCTCGCGGCCGTACAGCGAATGAACGGCGACGATGGCGGCAAGACGCCCGCTCAGGGTTGACGTGCTGTGAGTCTCGGCCCGCGCGGTCAGGAAGTCGGCAATGATTTGTGGTGAGGCTGGCAGCGGACCATCCCCCGGCGTCACATTGTCTCGACACCACCGATCGAAGTCCGCCCACGAGACGGCGTAGGCGGCGCGGGTAGCCGGTGCCCAACGTCCTCGGGCGAAGTCTATATCCAAGCGATCCTCCAAAAATGCTGCGGGCCGGACGCTACCCCGGCTTGGCTGTCGATATCATAGACCGTTAGATCCATGCCCACTTGCCTACCCTACATCCTGCAAGGACACCATTGCAGGCGAGGGCCACGACACGTTGCGGTTCATCCTTGGTGTCAGTTCCCGCTCTCCGTTTGCCACCCGTGGTTCGTAGGTGCGTGTCTGCTTTCCACGCCGCCGCAGCGCGCGCATTGTCTCGGATTCCGCCCGCCGCCGCAAGCCTATAATCGCGCTTATCGGTAACTCAGCGTTGACGGTTCATTGCAGCGCAAATCGCTTGAGCAATCCCTTTGTTCGCGCCAGCGTACCGATACCAGCCGCCTTGCGCAGGGTAGGAAATCAGGGTCACGATCCGCCCACGACCATCAACGATATAGACGTGATCCTGTCCGTTGCTGTAACCGGACGGCTCGGTTTTGACGCTCCAGGGGCCGGGATGATCCCCTGCCTCGTATCGCGCTTCGGACGATCGCTTTTCCTCATCTTCTCGACGCTCGGCAAGCTCCTCGTCCATGACACGACGATATTCTGCCGCGATGGCTTGATCTTCAGCCGTTTTCGGCCATGCGGCTCGGGCCAATTCGTCGTCGGAGAATGTCCGGGAGGCGTCTCGTCGTCCGTGTATCTGGCTCATTTGTGGGGGCCTCTCAGATATTCATCATATGATTCGGGCATAACCTCTCCATCCAATCGTTTCCCCGCAAACGCATCCTTCCAAATTGTTCTATAGAAATCCGCAATAAGTGGCTCTAACGCATCATGGAACGCCTTAGTAAGACGCTTGCGCTCTATATCGGCTTCCTCGTAACGCCTGAGGTTCTCTGCATCCGTCGTTGCGAAAGTGGCCGACCGTTTGGTGAATTTTATTCCATATAAGCCACGAACATAGTTACTGGGGCCAGCGCCACTTTTAGGCACATGGACCTGAATCAGAAAATTGCCAAACTCATCGCCGCCTACACTGTAGGTAGCGCCGGGCGTCATGCATGGTTTGGTCATAATTTACCGAGAATGATCTTTATGGGACATCGGCGCGCTTCCGGTTCTGCCAAGCGATAGCGTATTGCTCCATCGCGTCGGCGCACTCACGGGCCTCTTTGACCATGTGTACGTCCGTCTCGGGCTTTTGTCCGGCGTGGATCATAGCCATCCGATCATCGGCCCATTTCCGTACAGCGGCGTGCCCATGTGGGTCTCTACCCAACAGGATGAACATCGGCTCGTCGTCGCCCGCGTTCGCGTAGCAATCGAAGCGGCCAGGGTTGCTCTTGGTTCCCATGGTGTATTTTCCCTTAAGTGTTCTTATCGGCTAGAGTGTCGCGGACTTCGCGAGAGAACATTTCCGCAGGGAGCAATGCCCATTGCCGGCCCGGAGGAAGCGTAACGCGAATCAACTGTGGGCTGAAATCGTGCTCGCGGTCGAGATCAACGTATTCGGTAACATGGATCGGTAGTGGCGGGTTATGGTCATCGCCTGGTAGCACACGTAATTCGGCATCGCCGTACATTAACGGAATCGTCATTCTGCGCATCACCCTTATCCTATCCTATAACGTTACTTATCGGACAACGATTTCAGGGTCTCGGCATATTGCCGCTCGAAATCGTAAGCGTCGATCCAACTGCGGAATTCCTCGACCCATTTTCGTGCCGGCATTTCTTTGATACCTTGGCGAAGCATCTCGTTGTGGAATTGGCTCACGAGATCGCCGAGGGCGTCGTGGGCATGAGCCAAGGGCATTAGCGATGTGTCAGCCATGTGCGGTCCTATAATTTACATTCTCGGCCTAATCGCACCCGCGACCGATTTTGTTGCCGCCAGGTACGATCGAAACAAACTCCTTCCAATGCCTCCAGCCCTGCGGACAATGAAAGCCCCATTCGCGCACAACCGGCCCGGTAATGAAAAGCGTATAGACAGGCCCCTTATCGCCAGGGAGCAGCACGCGATGCGCGCTCGTAGGCCAACGCCATGTCCAGCATCCCGGAGGCCGCCACCGAATGCGCCGAGCTTCATAATCGGTATAGCCTCCCGGCCCGAGTATCCACCCTAGAGAACACCACGGATGGTCGTGCAGCGCGCGATCCTCATCGCTCCGATTGAAGCGGTGGAGGTAGATGTTGAACAGTTTGTTACGTGGGATAAGCCACCAACGCTCAAGCTGCCGATCGCCGATCACGAAATCGGGCATACGCCGAGAGGCATACCGTCTTGCCCAATAAAGCACTCGCTCGCGGATCATGGCATTGTCCTATAAAAGCCGTTATGGGACTTGCGGAGGGTCTGCAATCCGACTGGACCATTCAATCAAGCGCTCAGCAATACGCCGGGCGGTAGCGGGGTCTTTGATATGAAACGCATGCGCGTTCCCGCACTCTTCGTCATCGAAATTTGCAATCTCAATGCGTAGGCCATTGCTCAAGGAGTTCGAAATGTAGATTTCTTCATCCTGATATCCCGGCTCCCCGCGAAACGATAGCATTTCGATCCCGGGCCTACGCTCATCTCCTAGACAGACTTCCATTTTCTCTTAACCCTTCTTCTCGGTAAGCATGGCGTCGATCGCGTCCTGCCAGCGAGTTCGGAATGCCAGCCGATCAGCGGCAACCGCCGCTGCCATCAGGTAGCGAGGCGCGGCGCTATTCTCAGGGAATGGTATGACTGCCGCCAAGATTGCCTCGGTCGGCTCGCGGATTACGAGCAAAATGGCGCGGGCCAAGGTCTCGTCGTCGGTACCTCTCAGGCTGCAAATCCGTGATCTGATCCGCTCGACCATCTCGCTCATTACCGAGAATCCATATTCTCGGAACGGATCAGCTCGGCATCAATCCGACCCCACATGCTCCCCGACGCGCTGCCAATACCGTTCTCGATATTACTGATCGTCGAGCAGGAGCACCCGACGCGACGCGCTAGTTCTGTCTGGGTAAGCCGCGCCTTGACTCGCCTGTCGCGTAACTCCAGCGCAGCAGCATCATGGATGCGAACTCGACTGCCCCAAGGCGGAGCGATTCCCGCAACGATTGCTTCCACATCAGCGCGCAATGCTGGGCCAACCCAACACCAGGGTTCCGGCTTCGCGGCCCAGTCTATCCCTGTCTTCATCCCATCCTCCTGCGGCGGCTGGCGTCTCCCCCACGGCGACGCCAGCCGCCTAACTGCCCGGGAGCGCAAGCGGGGCAACTATTAGTGCTTCGCGTCCACGTGGCGCTCGTCCCAATCGAACAACTCGAACTGGACGATGCGACCGATGCGCTCCAGCGCTTCAAGCTGGTCGCGGGCGTCGCTCTGCTGATCCTTGAGCCGGATGCGAGCGATCTTCTTCATCGCCTTGATGTCGTGCGGGCCGAACTCCGCCGCCGTGGCTTCGGCGCAGACCTCTTTGAGATCGTCGGAGGCTACCTGCTGATGGCGCAGGCACTCCTCCATACGATCGACGAAGCTCTTGGTGAGCGTCGAGCGATCGAGGTCGAGCATGGAATCGAATTCGCCGGTCGGCTTGCCGTCTTCGTGTTCAAGCATCTTCGTCCTCCTGTTAAGCCTTCCCTTGCGCCTGCTGGCTGTCAAAGCACCTAGCCGTATCGAACGGCAATACCCGTTGGCCACCGGGCCGCATTCCACGCTCGTAGCCCAGCCAGCAGGCGGAAAGGAAGGACGTTTACTGAGATTAGGCATTATCAGAACGCGGTGGCAACCGTGACGCCTTCTGACTTCGTTGCCCACGCAATCGTTAGGCCGGCTTGGAACAACGCAATCGCATCGTCGGGCGTCAGATATGTCGTCTTCAAGACGCCCTTGTGATCCGGCGTGTCTTCTAAGTCCTCGATCGCGATAAGGTTGCCCTTGCGGCGGATGGCGATCGACTGGCTCACGGCATCCCCTCCGCGCAATAGCCGGCCGCGCACCCACAACCCGAGCGGATGAGGGGGCGATCAATCCGCCGCGCCCCGCCATCGTTTGTCACAACTTCATGCCCCGAAAAATCGGCGATGACCTCGCCGGTGATCTGCGGCCACGGTGGCTCCCATTCGGGGAACGGGCGCTTCGTGCCGTGCGAGTGCCCAGCCTCCTTCGCTCGTTGGTGCCCGAGAGCCGCACCGCAGGAGAGGTCGCATGTCTCGCGCCGCAGGAAATTGCGCCGCAATTCGGATGGACGCTGCACGAGGGGCTTGCCGCAGGCCGCGTAGGCGCATGAGCGGGTCATGCTGCGATCTTCCTCGACTTCAATGTGTATTTCTGGAGCCAATGCGGGATACCGCGCGGCCAGAGTCTCGTTATCACGTCATGACGGTCGTGACGCTGAAGATAGGTGTAGACTCCACGGGTCAGCAGAAACGATGATTGTCTGCTGTATCCAGCCGCTCTTGCGAGCGGATACCAGGCCGAACCAGCCAGTACTTTTGCGATGGTGTCTTCGATCAGTGCATCGGTCAGCCTATAGCCCTTGCAATGGCTGCACGCGCCACACAATTTCCCGGCTTGTGCGAAATGTCCAGGCGTGAGCATTCGGCTCGTGCCGCATTCGCCAGCGCATCGCCATAGAATGCGTGCTACGCGGGGGCGACCTACATAGCGAACGGCAGTCCGCCTCGGCAATTTTTCGCCAGTTTCGCGCTCATATCGGACGATGATTTGGCGGACCCGTTCTCGCGTGATGTGGAATTGCTCGCCAACGATGGTGAGGTTCGGCTTCTCCTTATACGCGTCGATGATCTCGGCATTGCGCTCACCGCGGCGGCGGTTATCTATCTGAAGCGAATGGCTGGCGTATTTGCTGTTGCGGCTCCGGGGCAGATTCTCGCCGGTCGCGATCTCATGCCGCCTGACGATTCTGTATGCCGAACTCCACGGAATACCACAATCCCCAAGCGGCGTGCCGGCGCGGACCATTTCGATAATAACCCCGTTCTCGGGACGCGCGTCCATGATCCGTGCTCGCACCTTCCGGCTCAGCTCACGTAGCAATTCGAGCGGCAGATCGTCGATATTGATGTCGGGATTCATTGGGCCGCCTCCGGCCGGAACGGCTCAATGATCGGCTCGAAGAAGTCCTCGGGTGCGATCGGTACAGCCCCGCGCGCACCGGCAAGAATGACGGGATGCTGCCACTTGACCGGGATGCCAGCGTTCTGCCAGCTTCGCACAGTCGATGCGGGAACTGTGTCGCCGCCTATAGTAAGACAGCGTGCAAGGCTTGCGGGGCCGCCGAATTTCTGGATTATGCGCCTCGCGGCGATAGCTGGTGCGTCTTTCATGGCGGAACCCTAGCACGCGAAAAAATCGCTAACAAGCGAAAAAATCGCTTGCCACAGCGAAAATCTCGCCGCACTATTCACCCGTCGCCGCGCCCTGCCTGATCCCCTCGGGCGGTCGCCGGGTTCCCTCAGACCCGAGCCTGGCGCAGCGGCACGGAGATAGAGAATGGACATCATCGACCAGATCAAAGAGACGGCAGCCACAGCGAACGCTTGTTTCGAGGCTGGCGTGAAGGCGGCGGACACGACAATGGCCGACCGTCTCATCGCCGCCGGGTCACGCGCCGCCGAGAGCGAGCGGAAGCTGCGCACGCTGATCGTCGTCGTTGAGGAAACGTTATCACAAATGCCGGACGAATTATCGGGAGCTGTAGCTTCACGATTGATCGACGGTCTTATCGAGGCCCGGCGATGATCGACAAGGCCACCTTCGACGAGATCCTGCGCCGGGCAAACGCGGCGGTCGATAAGCGTTACGACGAGCGCGAGATATACCGAACGCTGATGCCCGACTTCCCCGGGTTCACGTGGGTCCAGATCAAGCGCGGGCTGACGGTGCCGGCGTGCGGGGAGGGGAAGACGCGATGATCCGTGTTATCCAACTCTCTCTCGCCGGACTGCTTATCGCATTAGTTGCCATAGATATGTGGCTGGCTTTTCAACCATCGGCACGACAAAGCGATCTGAAGACGAAGTTTCAGATCGTATTTACGGATCAATCGGAAGAAAAATGCTCTGTAAAAGACGACAGGTTGTTTCATTTTTGTGCGGTTGGTGGTCTATCCAAAATTGTTGCCTCCAAGGAAGAAGGAGGCGAGTGGGTGGTCGATCGCAGCAATCTCGACGAACAGATCAGTAAATTGGTCCGTTGGGGGTTGTTAGGGTCTGTTTGCGTATTTACGGAACTGCGTGATCCCGCAAATGATCCCGACATGCTGATCGCTGCCTGCGGGCCTTTGCTGCGCGTCGATCATAAACGCTCGGAGGAGTTATGACATTCGTCCGCTATCCGACGCCGGCCTCATGGCCCGATGACCTCGAAGACCGCGAGGCCAGCTTCGACGACGATCTCGACGCCAGATGGGAGCACATCGACCGGCTCGCTACGTCCAGCGGGCTCATCGTGACCGAAGACCAGGCGCTGACCGGCGGCTCCCGAGTGCTCGCGTTCTTCGTGCTCGCCGCCGCCATCGCGACGATCTGTGCGCTGGGCGTGCTGGCCCACGTCCTTTTTGTCCGTTAAGGAGCATTCTGAGAAATGACCCCAGAAGGGTTTTACCGAGTGACATGGGAAGGTATGCCGGGCGTTGGTTGCTGCCGGCATTACACATCGGCTGTGCGGGAGGAGACCTACGAAGATTGGAATATCCTATTCGCGCGCAACGTGCCCGGCGAACGGATGCACATCGCGACCACCCATACCAATTCGACGGATCGCAATTTTCAAGGGCTAGATGTAGGCAAACGAATACCGGGGCTTCCCCGCCGCTTCGACGCTTATAAAAGGAGTTAACAGACAATGCGCGCCATCCGAGACAGACTTCGGGTGAATGGTTCTCAGGGGGCGTCCGCTAGAGGACAATCCACGAACGCTGAGAACGAATTGATCGCTGGCCGTTCCCAGCGTGAGGCGCTGCTTTTTACCTATAAGATCAATTAAGGGAAATCAAATGATAAAACGGATGCGTCGGTCAGAGGCAATCGAGATTGTTGCCGTAATAGTTTATTGGGTGGGTGTTGTTCTCGTTATAGGTGGAGCGTTTGCAGACCATGTGGCTTTGGTGATTGCTGGAGGGATAGCGATGCTGAATGCCTATTTTGAGGGATCTCTAGTAGAGCGCGATCTAGGTCCGACTTTTACCCATAAAGTCGATTAAGGGAACGTCATGGGCATTTCCATTATGTGTCGCGTCATTGCGCCGAAGAAGGACAAGAGCCTGCCGGGGCTCAGTTCGGATTGGACGACGTATGAGGAGACGTTCGGACGCTCGGGCGTTGGGCGCGACCAAATTCCCGTGTTGCGTGCGATGCACCGGGCATCTGTTGGCGGATTTACCGAACGGAAAACGCTATGGAACGCGCTGGCCGATGAACTGGAACGACTGCCGTGTGGGGCTGAACTCCATGTTTATGCGGAATGGTAATTCCTAGAATGTCTCTTATCGGACAATGGAGCGAAAATGGCTGACAACGAAAGCCCAGAGCCGGTGTATCAGGGCACGGTGACGTGTTCGATGGGTCAATATGGCCTGGGCATCGACCTGAAATGGGATCGCAAAAAACCGTTGGTCCGAGACGTGCAGCGCATGAGTTCCATGCTGCGCCGGCTCGCTGACGACTTCGACGCCGAGATCGCACGGCACCATCGATGATCAGGCTTCGCGGCAATGACGCTGCGGAGCGCCCCGAACCGGCGCGGTTCATTCAATGGAGAAACACGAATGGGCTTGGCGGCCCCGCGCTGGCGACGGGCGTTTCTTATAGGAGGACGGGATGGTGACAGGTGAGCGAGCCGAGGACGCGGCGGCCGAGATCATGAAGATGGTCGGTCGCAGTGGCTACCTCATCACGCAGGCAGTCGCCGAGATCATCCAGAAGGCGATCGACGACGATTTTGACGACCGGATGCAGGACGCCGAAGGCTCGTAATCTCATAAGCGGTATTATAGGACAATCATGGACGCCACGCAGCTCGCCGCTGAAATTCACCGGATCATCAATCATCCGCGCGGGGTAATTGGGCGCATGTCCGATCTGGAATACGAGAAGGGCTATGGCATCATTCCCTATGGTGCGACCGGCGCGACCGAGCCAATTCCCTTCTCTAAGGAGGATTGGCACGATGGCGTTATCACGTTCGATGAGGGCCGCAAGGAAATTCGCATTGTCGCGGTTTATGCCCGGCAGCAACAGCGCGGAGCACTCACGCGTCTCATCGAGGTCATTCGCCAAGCTGGCTACCGACCCGTCGTCATCGAACCCATCGGCCACATCATGCCGGCGATCATCCGGCATTGGGGATGGCACTGCACCGTTGTCAAGCATGACAACGAGGCCGTTCACGAATGGCGACCAGTCTCATAAATGCGGTTATAGGAAAGCACCATGATCGAGACAGAACACCGATTCTCCAGTCCTTTTGTGAAACTCGCGAAATTTGTTCGTGAGAGCAACGCGATTGAAGGGATTTACCGTGATCCCACAGATGCCGAGATTGAGGCTACCGAACGGTTCTTGGTGCTCCCTGAGATAATGATCTCCTCACTTGAGGCACTTGTCGGCGTATATCAGTCCGATGCGGTTTTGCGAAATCGCAGCGATCTGAATGTCCGAGTCGGAAGCCATGTCGCGCCGCGTGGTGGAACCAAGTTAATCGGCGATCTAAACAAACTGCTCCGGGACATCAATGGTTTTGATATTTCGCCGTGGCACGCGCATGTCGAGTACGAGACGCTGCACCCGTTCACCGATGGCAACGGTCGATCCGGTCGTGCGCTGTGGCTGTGGATGATCGAGAAGATGGGCGGCACGCCGCTTGGGTTCCTCCATGCGTTCTACTACCAAACCCTCGAAAATAGCCGATAACCGGGTTTGTCGGTAAATGGACCCGCAATTCATCGGTACGATGCTATCCGCCGCACCCGGGCCGTGGGCCAACGATGCCATTGAGCGCGTACAGGCCCATGCGATCTTCGGCACACCACTCGACACGCGGACGTGGTTTACCGAGCCGCACGGCTTCTGGTGGGGGGTCTACGAATTGCTGTTCCCACACGCGAACGCAATGCATGTTTGGCTCTACGCCGAAACGTGGCGCTGATAACGGTTATTATAGGACAATTTACCAGATGGCTTCGGTTCTCCGCCAAAAATTCATCACCCGCGAGGAAGTGCGTTCCCGCCGCTCAGCGATCTTCGTGTTTGGTGACAACATGGAGCGCAAAGGCTTCGGTGGCCAAGCCAAAGCCATGAGAGGGGAGCCAAATACGGTCGGCATCCCTACGAAGTGGGCACCTCATACGCGCCCGAGCGCGTATTTCTCGGATGACTGCCTAGTCGATCGCTCGGTAAGGGAGGCAATTGACGGAGCGTTTTCTAAGCTACGCCTTCTCCTGCGCGATGGCATGGACATCGTGATCCCATCAGATGGTGTCGGCACAGGGTTGGCCGACCTGCCCCGGCGGGCACCTAAACTTCACGCCTATATCGAGGCGCAAATAACCCAACTAGGCAAGTCTTATAATCAACATTCTCGGTAAGGGGATGCCAAATGAGTTGGCAAGAGGATTACGAACGCCCCGAATTTTTCCAAACGCGCTTTGGCAAAGCACGCAAGTCTTACGTCTGTGCGACCTGTCGTGGCATCATCGCTCAAGGGGAGCAATACAAGCGCGTCACGATGAAAATGCCGGGCGAGAAAGTTCAGACTTATCGTGAGCACGTTAGGCAATGCGACTTTGAGCGCGACGAGGCGATCTCATAACAGGCTTTATAGGATCACACGACTATGAACGCTCTGGACTTGCTCCACAAAATTCGCACCTGCGATCGACGAGGCAATTTTACGCACTCCGATACGGAAGTCCTCAACGACTTGATCGAGTTAATCCAGGGTGCGGAAGCGGGGGCGAGGCAGATAGCAATCGAGCAGGCGTTGCGTGGTGCTCGTGAAAGCCGTCGATGCCCTTGGGCACATGCCGGCCCCGAGCAGCGAGAAGGGTGGCGCGGCGCATTCGACGAAATCTACGCTAAGATCGAGCGGCTTTAATTTACCGATAACATGATTTCTCAGACAGGAGCGGGAATGGAAAGCCTAGACCTGATCGAACTGAAGACCCGGGCGCATTCCTCCCGCGTGGCAATTCACATGGCGATGGCGATGCCGACGGGGCTCTCGGGTGGGAAGACCATCCGCCGCCTGCCGCCGCTCTGGCGCTGGTGGATGTCGGGCGCGGTCCTGGCTGTAGCGACATCGGGTGTAGCCGGAGTATGCGCGTGGATTCTGAGGAGGGTTCTATGACCAATCGAGCGGAGCTGATCGAGGAGGCCCGGCAACATCGAGCGGCAGTCAAGGCACAGCCGGAGCGCCGAATGGGCGATGGGAGGACGGAGGCTTGGCTCGACGCACTTCTCGCCGAGGTCGCCGAGCGAAGGCGGGAGCCCGAGGCTGCCGATGTTCTACAGGACCAGGTAAACACCCTCGTTGAGGAGAAATACGAGGCGCTGGCGGAGAGCGAACGGCTGCGCGCGGAGTTGAATAACTGGGTTGACGATAAATTCAAAACCCCATGTCGCCTAGACCCTAACGACAGATGTGCAACAATCCTGGCTTGTCACACAACCTGCGTGAAGTACGCGGGACATGAAGACCTGTCGCCACTGCGCGGGCCTCCCGGGCGCGATGGTCGCGCGGAAGTGATCGAGGAAGCGGCAACGTTTGCGCTTGAACAGCGATGTGAGCGCGGCACCCCTTGGGATATGGCATGCGTATCCATCGCGCGATGTATCCGCGCCCTCCTCCCTTCCATCGAGACCGAACCAGAACTCGGCATGCCCGACGAGCCGGTGTCGGAGGAAGCGAGGCTCGTCCCTGGCGCGATGCAGCAGTGGTTCGACGATGAGCGGGCGGGAAGGGTACGGCGGGGAGGAGAGATCGTGGGATGATGACCGTCCTCGACCTCTGGCCGCTCCTCTGGTTCCCGGCGGTCTATCTCGCCTGGTACGGCTTCGTCGGAGCCGTCCGGTGGGGAGCATGATGAGTCCACCCTAACAGCAAAACGCCGCCTCCGATGGAAGCGGCGCTTCTGTTGGTGCTGACGGCCCGGAATCGAACCGGCGACCTGTCGCTTACAAGGCAACTGCTCTAGCCAACTGAGCTACGCCAGCGTGATCCTTACGGCGTCGGGGCAACCGGCGTATCGCGGGCCACCATCGCCTTGAGTGCGTCGATGTCAGCACGGACTTCGGCAGCAGCGGCATCGATCGCTGGCTGATTGCCTCCATTCTGAGCGGCGATCAGCAGAGCAAAATTTTCGTCCATGCGGATAGCGACTTCACCGAGCTCGGTCTTGAGATCGGCGAGTGCAGACGTGAGGCCGGAAAGGTCGGACATGATTTTCTCCAAGAGTTTACGTTGTTCGATCTGCTCCTTGTGTATAGCGCGCGCCCAAGGTGGAGCGAGGGTCCAGGGCGACCATTTGGGCAAGCGTCTCATAGGCTGTAAACGGGTACAAGGGTCAGCGGTTCATGCCCCGCAGTCGCGCGACAATCCCGTTCAGCCATGCGAGGCTTGACGGATCGAGCGCAAGCCGCGCAACGGCCGTCTCCGTCGCGCAACCGCCGATGATCCATGCGCCAGCCGGCCCTGCCATCGGCGCCAGCGTCATTGCGAGGCTGCACGCCCCGGCGATTTGATCCTGGTAACGCTGGAGAGCGGCCGTCTGCTGCGGCGTACACGCGACGAGGGCGAGCGGAATGGCGACGGCGGCGGCGCGAAGATGGTTCATGTACGCGGACTCCCATCTGGGTTGCGAGTGAGCGCGATGTTTGCCCACATCGCACACTCTCGAAGCTGTCGCAGCAGATAGGTTTTGTCGGGACCGTCCGGCAGCACGGCGTCGAGAGAACTTGCGAAAGCGGCAAACTCTCCACGAACCGTCGCCATCAACGCCATCTGCGCGTCGGTCGGCTTCAGGTACTCGAAGGTCGAAGAATGTAGGGTCATGGTTTCTGTTTCCCAAATCCAAGCACGATTACGACAAGAACGATCACCAGCACGACACCCCAGGCCAGATAATCCCCGAGCCTCATGGCTCACAACTCCCTACGCCGTAGCACGACGGGATCAGCGCCCAGATCGTCAGCACCACAACCGCCACGAGCATCCACATGACAACCGCGCGTCCGAGCGGACTGAAGCGGCGCAGCGGCCATCTCAAAGTCGCCCTGTCAATAAGCTCATCGTATCGGCGCCCCGAAGATACCCCAGCCTAAAAGGCCGATCAGAATATAGACCAGAAGCGATGGTCCCCTATCTGCGTTAAACGGCCACCACCAATATCCTGTGAGCAGGATCGACAGGACATAGATGATCCAGAACCAGATGCCCGCTGTCATTTCAGTTCTCCTCAAAGCCCGTTAGCATGTCCCTGCCCGGCATCGGCCATCCAGACATATCCGATGATCGCCCCGAAAATTAAACCGCCTCCGATGAGCCACCACATCGTGATTCTCCTTACGCCCCAGCAACGGCAACAACCGCCCCAGGCGCCGGCCCCGCGGCTTGAATATCGGCTGCCAGCTTGACCCCTTCCGTCGTCCGCATTGTCTCGACCTTCGCGACTTCGGGCATCGCGGCGACGGTAGCGACGACATTGACCTGTTTGTGGGCAATCAGACCCCAGATGCCGGCCCCCGCCGATCCGAGTGAGCCGACAATGGCCAGCAAGATTGCCGTCACCGCTCCGATGACTTCTTGATTCGACAGGATCGCCGCCGCTTGGTCCTGAGTGATCCACCCTTTGCCGATAGCCCACCCAGCCAGCATCCCGCCACCTGTGGCGATAAGAGTGCGGAAGGCGCTCTTTACCTGCTCCTGCGACGGGTTCATGTTGCTCATCCTTTCAGAAATGGCGCAGCGAGAGCGCCCACAATCAGCGCAAGAGGAAACCACCCGTCGCGGATTGAGAGTCCCAACAGCACGAGATATTCATCACGTATCCGTCCGTCATCCCAGTAATAATACCGGCGGATCATTTCTTCCCGGCCATATCAATTCCGATCTGCCGCAGCGTGTTCTTCCCGATTGTGCCATCCAGTGCGAGACCACGTTTCTCCTGGTAAGCGTACACCCCATCGTGGAAGCGGGCGTAGCTAAGGATTTCGTCGATCACGTTGCGCGGCGGCGCTGGTGTAGGAGATGGCAAGCTACCACCAAGCCATGAACCAAAGTCTCTCCCGACAGGTGCCGTGTTCCGGTCCACATTGAAACCAAATCCCCAAGGGTCAGCCGCGCCACCTTGTTCGATCTCGGTCAGGTGCGCGTTGGCATAGGCTCGTGAACCTTGCCACCCCATCGCCCCGGAAAGCCAATCGTAGGACACGAGCCCAGCAGAATCGAGTTCCGAGCAAACGAGTCCACTGCCGTAGACACCGATCTTATAATGACCAGCGAGGGCGGCGTTGATGGCGTCGAAATAGGGGATTACATTCTGCGATATTTCGGAGGAACGGGCATCAAAATCAACCGCAAAGTAGATGCAGGTGTTCGATGGCTGACCGCATTCCTTGGCCTGTGCCAGCGCGGCAGTAGCTTCGCGTGTACCATTATCGCGAAAGAACGAGTCCCACTTATCTCCCCGCGCTTCCCACACCGTCACAATGTCGAGCCCAGCGTCCAGGATCGCTTTCGCCTCTGCTGCGGTCAGGTTCTTTTTAGCATTGAATGAATAGTAGCGACCTACCCAGGCAATTCCCGCCGCCTTCGCAATCCTAAGGATGCGTGTTACATCTTGGGCCGCGTCGAACCCGATGAGGGTCTGGCCGTCGCTCATTTCCCCGCCTCCGCCCGAACGCGTATAGAATAAGCCATCACGCGCGTCATCGCCTGACGGATTGCCTCACTCCGGGTCAGCGTGACCTCCTGCCGGGCGCACCATTCATCGAACTCCCGCAGAAGATTGTCCGGGACGCGGACGTTGATGGTGCGCTGCTCCATGTAATACAGCGTACACCTATTTCGTCTTGATGCAAACGAACTCTATGGCGGCGCACTCGGCGGCTCGTCCGACGCATTCTGCGCGGCCAGCCGCTCAGCTGCCAGTTCGCGGAGTCGCCGGGAGATCACCTCCGCGTCATCGGCCGCATAATCGCCGGCACTCTGCCCGGTATGCGTGGCACGAGGCGCCACCTCGGCACTCCACCTCGGCACGCAGTTCGGCTTTTTCTCCTGCAACGCCTTCGGCGTGCCGCAATGAGGGCAGGTATCGCCGAGTGAGAAATCGTGCTCGATGATTCCGGTCATCGTGGAACCTCCACAGGCGCCGCTGATGGCGAGCGTCGCCAGAACAAACCCACCCCACCGATGATGATGCCGAGAATCAATATTCCCCAGTTGATCAGATCCCCTTGCCCGGCTCCTTTGCCACCAGCCTCCCAGCGGAACTGTTCGAGCTTTGCGGTTCTATCGGACAGGTCCAGCTTGACCTCTTTGAGTTGGGTCGCCAGGAGCAGGGTGGATGAGTCCACATTCGATCGGATGACCCGGGCCAACTCAAGATCAAAGACCTGTTTCTGCGCCAGAAGTTCATTGAGGCGCCGGGTTTCAGCCTCTCTCAACTCGTTGACCCGCCGGGTATCAGCTTCGCGCAGATCGTTCAAGCGACCGTCCGCCATCATGCGCATAGCATTCTGGTATTTTTGCTCGGCCTCTCTAAGATCGTCCTGCCGCTTGTCTGCCCTCGCCATGAGATCGTCGATGCGCTTCACGGCGGCCAGGACCAGATCCAGGACGTTCTTGGTCGGGTCGATTGTCGGCCCGCCTTTGGCATCGACCGGGATGCCGGCAGGACTGTCTGCCAATACCGCCGGTGTCGAAGTGGCGAATAGGCCGATCAGAACGATCGGGGCGATGGCGCGCATGGCCTTCTAATCAGCCGCTACGAAGTCGCCGTGCTGTAAGGCGTCGTCGGGGTCGTGCCCGCCTGGTACTTGATGTCACACTTCCAGATCGCCGAAGCAACATCGGTGCATTCAATTGTGTCTCCGATGAACCCGCCAGAAGGCTGCGAGCCGGCGAAGGGCATCTGGATCGAGTGGAACGTCCCAGCGTTACCGACAAAGACCTTGGCCGTGCCCGCGTTCTCCCCTTGCGCCGTGCCGATGATCGTATCGGTGATCGGGTTGGTCAGCACCTTGTCCGCCGCGCTCGTGGTCGCCACACTGATGTATAGCTTGTAGGTATTGCCTGTGCCGGTTGCAGCCGGCAACGTCGCTACCGACCCGCCTGCCTGATTGAGTTGGGTGTAAGTGTCCTTGTTCGCCGCGCCGAGCGTACATGTCGAGCCGCACGCGACCGGCACCTGCGGATAGATCGGAGTCTTACTCAGATCTACGGCCCCCGCCGGGATAGACAGCAGGCAGATGACGGCAAAGGCTGGAAGGAGCTTTTTCATCGCGCGAAGGTTCCTCCTCTCAAAACAGCGAATCTGCCTTGAAATGCACACGCAGGACATCGCCGAGCGCATCACCTGCCGCCATCGTACATTGCAGGCCAAAACCATGATCCGATGTGTTGACCGCCGCCCCGGCTCCAGCATCAGCCGCCCTCGTCGCATTATAGCAGTTCGCGCTCGCCACGGTCGTCGAATAAAAGGTCATCGTCGGAGCGTTCCCTGTGTTCATAAATTTCGGCACTTGGAAGGGAACATAGGTTGTCGTGGTCGCGAGTGTCGCCTGCGCGTATGGCGTCTGGAACGTCACCGCACCCGCCGCCCCCTTGTTCTGGCCGATCGCTGTGCCGAGCGGGATCGAAGTTTCGAGATATCTCTGCGCTCGCGTCAGTTCCATCGCGAACGGCAACGGGTTCTCATCAAGCAATGCCGAGCCGAAATTACAATGCCACGCTTCCAAGTCCATCGTCGCGCCGGTGACAGTGGAAAGTTTTGTCGTCGCTGACACGTCGTAAAAGAGGCCCGCACCCCACGTATTCACGGTCGTCTGGAAGTTCGCCCCCGCGCCGAAGTTGAAATGTATCACTCCACCAATTTGATTTGGCCCAGTGGCCCAGGTCCCCGTGGTATCCCCCGGGATCGTAATAGTTTTGTGCTCCCATCCATTCGCCGCGATGATCGACCATGTAGTGACGTAGCTGCGATTTGCAGAAGCATTGACTAGGGCGAACGGATAGGTGCCGATTGTATTCGACCGCGCCCATCCTCCACAGGATAAGGGTTTCGCGGATGCTGTGCCATAGGCGGCACCGTTCCAATACGTACCCTCGATTACATTCCGTATACCAATCGCCTGTGCTGCTGACAGAGTAACACCGGTGTTTGCGGCGATGTGCAGGTATTGGCGATAACCCGCCGGGGGGCTGGTCGTCGATTGTTTCGTTGTCAGGTTGAGCGTTGGCCCGCCAGGGGTGACGCCGAGCCACTTATCCACCGCCCGGACGCCGCCGCCGATCGTCGTCTCGACCCCGTTGTTCTGCTGGTCGATGTCGAAAAACCCGTTGATGACCATGTTGCCGGCGGGCGCATCGGCGGGATCAACCTGGAGGTTTCCGTTCATCCCCATCGGCAACCAGCCTTTGGTCAGGTTGTCGGCGTGGGTTGAGCAGATGAAGCCGAACGCCTTGCCCGCGACGATCTTGGTCGGCGGGTTCGTGACGACACCAGATTGAGAGTTGACGATCAGCGTGCCGACATTCATGTCGGCGGTGATGGCGACCTTCGTTCCGTTGATGCCGGTGAGCGTATTCAGCAGATTGCTGCAATTCGGCAGCGTGATCGTAAAGGTGTTGAGGTCTCCCGTGCCGGAGGAACTGAGATACACAAAAGCGTTGGTTTGCGGGTAGATCGGCGACTGGATCGTCGCGTTCCCGCCCTCCTTCACGTCGGAGCTGTCCCAATAAAGCAGCAGGTCTTGAGGCGGGTCGGCTGTCCGATTGCGGACGGGCGTCGCAACCGCAGGGACCACCAGGCCATTGCCGCCGCCGCCGATCGTGAAGTTGCCGCCGCTCCCGGCATTCGTGAACGTCGCGCCCGTTGGTGCCGGCCCCTTCAAACAGGTGACGGGCTGCGCCCCGGTTGGGGTGGCACAGGTCGCCCCGAGCGCCACAGGCGCCCCGGCCAGATAAAACTTCGCGATGTTGGCGGCGACAGAAAGATCGAGCGTGTTTGCCAAATCAACGTAGAACTCAGCAAGGTCTACTTGAGCGGCATTGCCGTAGCCGTTTATGACCGCCGCCGAGGCGTCGAAAGGATACCCGGCGACGCCAAAGCTGGCATCCAACGCTACGTTCATCGGAATTGTAAAAGCGCCACCGGCGGAGGTGTTCGGGCCGGTGACGAGGAGTGCGCCGTCAACTGCGATCTGAAGAACTCCGGTCGTGGTGTTCCATGCAAAAATGAAGTTATGCCATTCTCCGTCCTGGTAAGTGGCGGGGACGAGGGTGTCGTTGCAAATGAACTTCGTTTTCACCTGATCGACCGCGAGACACGCGCCCCAATCGCCAATGTCGATAACCCGCGATTTGAACCGGGTGTAGAAGTTTATTCGCGCTGCTGGCGATTGGCTCCGCGCCCAGAGAGATGCGACCCCCACTGCGCTATCAGCCGGGCCGGCCGCAGCATTCACCACCTTGATCGGCGGGAGGATGCTGAACGCCGCCACGCCGCCGCCGGGCGATGCCGGGCTGAGATGGGGAACCGCGAGATTAGTCCGCGCGTCAGGTAAAGTGGCGTTTGATGCATCCGTTTTCATCACCGTAAGGCCACCGCTCACCGTGACCGGCAACGGATCGGCGGCAGTTACAGGGATCGGATTGGTCGCCCCCCACCACAACCACTGTTCCTGCGCCGCGTTGGCGATGCCGACAACAGGTAGCAATACCGCGAAAACGATGGAGAGGACTCTTTTCATTGACATGCCACCGGCAAAGGGTTGGCCGCCGAAACGGGGATTGGGTTGGTGGCTCCCCACCATATCCATGACGATTGGGCTGCCTGTACTCGCATCCCGCCGATGAAAAGCAGGATGGCGAGACACCCAAGGGCGATCATGCGGCGCATGTCATCCTCCTGTTTAGTACGGAAGACACTTCACGGCCAACTTGTCGGCCCCGGTGAAGTTCCCCGCTACGCCGGTTGTCCGCACGTAGTTGGTCAGCACTACGGCGGTTGTGCTGGCCACGCCCGTCATGTCGAGGACATTTGATGCTGGGGTCGTGATGTTATGCGCGTCGCACACCCAATTGTGTGGCGCCGCCGGCATCGTCAACGTGATGGTCGAACCGCAAGTAGCCCCGCCAAGGGTGATCTCGAACGCCGCTGAACCGTTGCTTTGCGAGATGGATTGCGCGCTCCCGGTTGTGCATCCACCGCTCGCAATAACAGGTGGCCCAGCGGACACCAGAAGAACGGAATTCAGATAGAACCCGCCAATCGCATTCACCTGCCCCTGTGCCGTCACCGTGCCGTTCTGGCCATCGATCTTCGTCTTCTCTACGCCCGCGCTGCTGTTGTACAAATGGACATTATTTGTTCCGTCGTACCGATAAGCGGTAAACGGCGACGCTGGGACATTGGTGTTTTGCAGCGCAAAATCCATCTTGTTGCCGGTACTGTTCAAATCGCTCAGTTCAATGAAAGCGTAATTGAGCGAAAAACCAGAGACCGTGCATCCGGCGCTGTTCGTGTTGGTCATTCCAAACGCGGCGTGCTCATTCCCGGCGCTATCAAGAAAGTTGATCGCCGAGTTTCCGCATCGGCCTGTGTTGTCCACTGACTTATTCTGAATACTTGTCACATTGTCCTTGTACACCGTCCCATTGAGAGGAGCGAGCAACCCCCCATTAGTCGTGGGAAAGCTCAAATTACCGCTGTTCAGCGCCACATTACCCGTCAAATCTGTCGATAGGACCACCAACGGATTCGATCCATTGGCTCGCTGACTGACCAACTGGAAAAGCCCATTGGTCGTGTTGTCTGGGCCATCAGAGAGCAGCCTAGCAAACCCGCTGGCGTAGTCCAGTGTTGCCGAGTTGGCTACATCTAGAGTATTAGCTCCAGTTGTTTGTAGAGGCTGAGTAAACTTCGCTACAAGTTCGTTTATCGTAGTGATAACTCCCAAGGTGCTTGGAGCAATTCGACCTATAATCTCGACTACCTGATGGCAGCCTGGAGCACTACAATAAGGAATGAGCTTGATCTTTCCCTGCGACCCAATGTAAGGAGGGGCGCCGAATGTGCCTGTGACGGTGAGACCAGAGCCGCCACCAGTAAGCATGGTTGTGGTGAGAGTGCCGACAGCTGGTGTCGCACAAATCCCACCTCGACCTTGATTGAGCGTGATTCCTACTGCGGTTCCGGCGGCCCCAATAGTGTAGACGACCCCTGTTGGTTTGACGCTGCAATTGACTCCGGTCTCGACGGTGAATGTCGAGCCGGCGGCATAGCCAGAACCGCCAGCTACAACCGTCATCCCCCCAAGCCGTAGCGGGCCAGGACCAGAGGATGCAGTGCTGTCGTTGTAGACTTCAATCGTAGCGCTACCGATGTCGTCGGTGTGCGGGCTGATGTCGCCTCCGTTGATGCTCGTCGGGCCGCCGGGCTGTGCCCCAGCCATCCGGGTTCCGATTTGTTGGCCTTGGATGCCCTCAGCAGTCTCTGCACCGAAGCTGTAAAGATCACCGCAGCACAGATCACCATGAGTAAGAAGGATCGGGGCAGTGTTGTCACACAGAGAGCCTGATTGCGTGCAGGGCGCTGTGAGCCAAGGCAGGCTTGTGAACGGATTGCCCAGGATCAGTCGGTTGAAGTCAGTGATGTAGATCGGCTGCGTGACACTGCTGTTACGGGTGAAATTAAGCCCCTGGACGACAACGCCAGGCCCCTGTGTGACGGCGGTATTAGCTGCCGCCCATAAAGCCGGTAGTCCCCCTCCACTACTCGACCCGACCGGGAACAAGGTGCCGTTGACGCTAAATTGGAGAGGGAGAGGTGATGCGCCGCCGAGCGCATCGTAAGATATCAGCCCTCCACCGAGCGAATTGGCTCCGAGGCACAGGCGATGATATCCGCCTGTGGCATTGGTGAGCGCATCGTTGATGCAAAGGGGAAGGCCGGTGTTGGTAATGCCGAGTTCGGTCAGGTATCCTGACCCGAATATCGCCGACCCGGTAGCCGCGCCGCCATCGCTGTATTGCGCGCCATTGCCGGTCGCTCGGAGCGCGTGCCCGGCGGTGAAATTACCCGACCCTTGCGCGAGCGCGACAGCGGGGAAGAGGGCGATCAGGATCGCGAGGAGGGTTTTTCTCAGCACATGGCGTGATCTGCTCCAACCTTTCTTGAAGGGTAGGGATGATTACGCCTTGGCTGCTTCTGCCTTCGCGGCGGCAGCGGCTTCCGCCTTGGTCGGCGGCTCGACCATGCGCTCGAAGAACATGATGCCGGCATCAACCGACACCAACCGCCACCCATCCTGTCCCAGCGCCGCGAGATCCGTGGTCTGCATCGGCTGCGTCAGATATTCCCACTTGTCCATCACTTCCTCCTCATCCAAAGAGCACCAAGAACGAACGCTCCGTATCCGGCCACGGCAACCAATTGCAATTGTGACGGAGACGAGATCACCATCAGCATCAGGGCGAAAACCGATCCGAGCAACGCTAAGTCAATCAGCGAGGCGAGCGCGACGACGGTGCGCTGCGACAAAGCCCGCAGGCTGGTGATTAGCAACCCGGTCAACGCAGATTCCGCACGCCGTGTTTCGCGTGGCACATTCGGGACAGTAACCGGCGGTTCCTCGCCGATCAGAGCCGCATCTTCCTCGCCTACCGCCTGAAGCCGCGTGCCTCTCACTTGCCCTCTCCCTCAACCGCCCTGATCCGCTCGCGCGTCGCCTTGAGCGAGAAGCCGTCGTCCTCCGGCTCGGGTTCCTTAGTATGCTTTTTCAGCCCCAAATACAACGCGCCCACCGCCTTCAGCCCGTCAATCCGTTGATCGAGCGGCTTTTCCCCTGTATTGAGGTCGTCCAACACGCTCTCGGCGAGTTGGATCAGCTTGTCGCCTAGCGCGGCGTTGTTATCAGGCATCGGGCACGCTCATGTGGGTATGGTTCCTCGTCATTTTCGTAATTGCGCGTTGGATGTGGTTAAGCCGCCTAGATGAAAAGCACATTAATGGATACCCATAACAGCGGCAGGGTTAGCAGTCCCGAACGTGTCTGCCGGACGAGCGTGCCGAGCGCCTATGATCTGCTCGGCAACATCTTTCGTTCCTTGCTTCTTATCCCCCGTCAACGCATTTCCTAGAGATACCAACGCTGCACTGGCCCCTGCCGGAGACGGGGTGCTGCCCACAAGGCTCGGCGCCTTGTAGAGCCAGCGTGCGAATGCTGGGCTCATCAATAGTTTCGATGCGCCGTAGGAACCGGCATATGCCGCCAATTCAGGAATAGGAACGCGGCCCGCCGCAAGCGATCCAAACAACTCTCCGACCATCGCAAAGGCGGCCCCCACCTCAGCGGTGTGGGACGTGTTGGCGAGTTTACCAACGTTTTGTAAAGAGGCCGCGACCCGACTTAACTCCTCCAGGCCGGCACGCGGCGTCCCGGGCTTGTCAGGGCCGAACAACATATCCTTTGCCCGAGGCGTTAACTTCCGCCAATTCGTCGCTAACGATCCGACCGAGAAATCTGGCTCCCCAGGCGCGCGCGGCTGTCCAGGTTTCGGATTGCCCAGCCGCCGGATAACAGCCGACCCAATATCGTTCCATTCCGCCGGGGTCGTAACACGCTTGACCGCGCTCAGTAACCCCGAATCCTGGCCGCCACCTGTCGTTGCCGCTCGGTCGAGGGCTTGGAATACCCCCTCCGGCGCGTCCTTGTTCGTGATCGCGTCAAGCCGATCAATGATACCCATGCGGATCTTATAATTGCCCTCCGCCTTGGCAAGCGCCCTGACCGCCGCCGGCCCCCTCGCTGCTGCGGCTGACCGCATATCCTCGGTCAGAGCACCGTAAAGCTGCTTCAGCTCACCACGCGGGATGCTGTCCGGTCCAATCGTCGGCGATTCCAACTTCTCGCCAATCCTAGATCGCATCGCTTTGAGTTCGTCCATCCCAAGTTTCCCGCCCTTCTGGACGGTCTGCGCAGGGGTTACGGTGGTCGGCTGGCCGAATTGATTGAGGACGGGCGATGTTTGCCCCGGAATGCTGACGGTACGCGGCCGCAATTCTTCCTCCATTCGGAGGATAGGCGGCGCGGTGAATATCCCGGTGAGCCCCGGCGCATTCGGAAAGCGCCCCTTCAAGTCGGTGAGAACCCGCAGCGTGTTGGGAATAGGCGCGTCCGGCGCGCCGCGCATGTGACCAAAGAACGTGTTGTAATCAGACTTGGCCTGCGATTTATCTGAGGCAAAGCGGGTCATCGCATTACGCGCGACATTGCCTCCCGCAAACTCATCAACCGCCGTTCCAAGCCCGGCAGCCGCGCGTTCTGTCGCCCCTTGCATCTCTAAGGTATTTCGTTCGATCCCGCGTTGGACCGGCGAAAACGGCAAGATGCGTCCCGCCTGTGCCGCAATCCCGGTCGCCCTTCCCTGTCCAACAACAGGTACACTTGGCGTGATTCCTTGTGCCTCGAAATCCTTCAGTCGAGCGGTCGCGGCGGGATTACCCGGAGGGACAGATGCACGACCAATGTTGCCTGGGCTGAACCCATAAAGCATCGGATCTGCCAAGCGATCCGACCCCATCACCTGCCCTGCTTTCATCCCAGGCTCATAGGGATGAGCAGCACTTATTTCTGCGCTTCGCTCCAAAGCAGGCGGCATTCCGGTCGCAGCGCTTAGATCGATCGCCCCAGCGTTCGGTTCCCGCATCCGCTGGGTATACGTTGCCATTTGGTCGGCAACCGATAGCGGTTTAGCTGGAACGGGAACAGCAGGAGTAACCGTCGTAAACGGTTTCGACGGGTCAAACGGCGGCGGGGTGGCACCCCCCGCTTGAGTAAACGGCTTCGATGGATCGAACGGAGGCGGCGACGGGGCTGCGTCGCTCATGGTGCCGGACCTAGCGGCGCGTGCGTCGTCGCGTCATAGCGCCACCCGTTCTGAATAACCTCACCACTTGTCGCCGGGGCGGGCGGTGTTGCCGCTGCCGCACCCCTCGGCGGTTCCTCCGGTGTCCCCGGAGCACGCGGCGCGATCCGGCCCAGCACCCGCCGCTGCGCCTCTTCGGCCGCATTCGACATGATGTGGCCTTCCTTGATGATCTGCTCGACGCCACCCTCGATCTGCCGCTGCGACAGGGACGTATCGAGGATATTCGCCAACCGCTCTTTGTCGGCATCGTGAATGCCGGTGCCGGTCGGGTTCGACATCTTGCCATAGGCGTTCATCAACGAGTTCAACGCCGCGCCAAATTGGATCACGCGCGGGTCGCCCGTATTCTGCTCAAAAGCACGGATCGCGATGTTGACCTTGGGGTACTCGGTTCGCGGGAACAGGCTCGACGTTCTGACGACCTCGCGCCCCGCCCCTTCCGCTTCGGTCGCATACATCTCGGTCTGCATCGTGACACGACCCGCCGTCCGAGCAGCCGACTCCGCCTCGACCATTCGCAACCGGTTCATCGTGATCGTTCGCGCGGCATCCGGCATACCCCGCATCTTCTCCGCCACCATGTTCTCGACCTTGATGCGCGACGGACCGCTACGCGGCAAAGCGGTGATGACCGCATAGTTGCCCTGAATGTATTGGTCGGCGAGGAGGCTGGCCTGCTCGTCGCTCACGCTGCCAGTACCCGAGCGTGCGGTTGCCATAGCCATTTCAGAACGAGAGGCAAGATCGTTCTTGTGATGCGCCTCAGCCTTTTCCTCTGGCGTGGCGTCAGGATGTTCCTTATCGAAGGCATCGTTCCGCCGCTGGGTATCCGCCTTCACCTCTGCATCCATCCGCTTCGCTGGAGTCTCCGCGACAGCCTTCGGCATCCCCTGGATCGGGAACTTCTCGTTCGCCTCCCCCTGAATCTTCAATTCCACATCATTCGGGATAGGCTGCCCCACCTGATCCGGGTGCTCCGAATAGTACTTCTGCCGCTCGTTGTTCACGAACAGCGTGTGGTTGTTGATCGCCATTGACCCCACGATGTTCCGCAACTGGTTCTGCGTCCGATCAAACGTCAGCATCGTGTTGAGAGTGGTCTGGATATCGCCCCGCTCGCTGGCGGCAAGTTCACGATCCATCCCGTACTCTTTGAGCTTGATCCCGAGCAAAGCCATCTTGTGATCCCATGCGCGGTCGTCATCCTTCAACAGCGACGCCAGATCCTCGCGCTGCATCTTGATAATTTCCATCGCGGAGCGCGTCTGAAGATCCCACGTCTTCATATTCCGCTCGTACTGGTCGTAGTTGTTCTGGTTGATCGCCTGCATCGCCGCACCCGATGCGGCGAGCGCGGCCGTCATGTGCTTGCGCGCGAACAGCCCTCCGACCAGTGACACGATGGTCGCGACGGACCCGAAATTCTCAAGCGCATCCACCGGCTTCATGATCGGCGGGTGCTGCCACTTGTCCTCCCACTCCTTCTCCCGCTCGGCGATCTTGACGTGCATCTCGTCTTCGAGCTTTTGGCGCTTTGCGGACCCCGGCGGTTCGGTCTGCGCCATGCGTTGCAAGTCGAGCTTGTCCCGAGTAATCGTGTCCCGCTCACGCGCACCAGCGGCGTGATACTCCTCCAAGGCAGCCCGAGCATCCGGCGGGAGATCATGCGCCAACAGTGACATCGGGACAGGCCCGTTCGCAGGACGCTCAAATGCCGCCCGGAACGTGCTATAGGCACTCCCCGGATCGGTCTCCTTCATCAGATGTTCGCGCGCCTTGGCGGCTATCGGATCAGCGCCCGCCATCTCCTTGATCGAGAACCTCGTCTGCGCTCGCGCCATCTCGACAGGATCGCTGAGATTAGCCCCTTGCGCGCGCTCTTGCTCTAGGTGAAGGGCTAGTTTTTTCGCACGGTCAGCGTGGTGCTGATACCCACCGAACGACGTGGGCTTTCCGTCCTTGTAATCTCCTAGATTATAGGGATTGAACCCACTTTCCTGTTCGACATTCCGCGCGATGCCATCAACCGCCGCCGAGGGATATCCCGCTTTCGTCCACTCCTCCTTGATGGCGTCCCGCACAGCATCCCGATTGAGGCCGGGCAACGCCGGCTGCCCTCCCGACGATACCTGCCGGATCGGCTGCAACCCCACATTCGGGTCCGGGATCATCTCATCGGGCGGTTTCGCCGGAGCGGGCGCAGCCGGTGGCTTTGCCGGGGTGCTGGGCGACGGTGTGATCCCCATCGTATCGGACGGACTCGGCGGCGGCGGGATGTACCCGCCCTTCGGTGGCGGCTCAATGTAGTCGTAAGGACTGCGGGGAGCGGGAGCGTCAGACATCGACTATACCTTTGCCGACCCGCTGCGCAGGCCCGCGAGACCACCAGCGAACGAGCCAAGTGCAGCAGTAAATGCAGAGTCCTGCTGGGCTTGTGCGTTCAGCAACGTAGTGAACTCATTCGACGAGAGATTCGCCCACTGAATCCCCTGCTTAGCGAGCATATCAGCAAATTGCGCGATCTCGGCGGACTTCTGCGCCTTTAGCGCATTGAGTTTGTCCGCCATCATCGTGCTGTTCCCGAGCCCTTGCTTGGCGAACGAATCGATAACCCCCGCCTTTGCCGCATCAAATTGCTGGTCAACGATACCCTGCAACCCCGGCGGCAACGTACCCGAAGTCTGATACGCCGTCAGCGTGCGCGCCTGCGTCCCCGCCTCGCCCGCCTGTTGCTCAACCGCCTTCTCAGCAGGGGTCTTCTCATTGCCGAGCAGCATGTTCGCCCCGAGTAGCCCGCCCGCAAGCAAGACGCCGGGATTCTTCTCGACGAGGCCCATGATCTTCGATCCAGCATCGCCACCCGTGGCCCCGGTCGCCGCCGCATCGCCAGCAATCGCCCCCGGATTACTCGTCAGACCAGACACCGGCGCAGCAGCAGAGCCGGGGAAATTGAACCCGGCCGACGTAGCGCCCATCGGATCACCGTAAAACGTGCCAGCGCTTGTAAGATCACCTGCCACCGGACTTGCTCCTCCTACGGGGGCCGTCGCGCCGGCTCCTACCGCCGATGTTCCACCCACCGTTCCTGTTGCCGGAGCCGAGGCAACGGTCGTCCCCGGCGTAGCGGCCCCTCCACCGCCGATCAATCCTGAAGCCAGCCCCGCGCCGCCCCCGAACAATGCACCTTTTAGCGGGTCTCCGCCCGTAACTTCTGCGCCTACGAACCCGCCAGCCGCACCGAGCCCCACACCCGCCGCCGTTGTGCCAACACCAAGCGCCGCACCAACCGGAGCCGCCGCACCAATTGCGCCGCCGGTTATCGCACCAGTCAGCGCACCCTTGCCCGGGTCTCCGCCAGTCAGCGCCGAGACCCCCGCCCCGAGGCCCGCACCCTCTAGCGCCCCCGCACCGATCCCACCCGCAATCCCTGCTGTGGTCGCCCCGACACCTGCCGCCTCTAGGCCGCCTGCCAACAGGGCGGGCAATCCGACTTCAAGGATGCCGAAGTGGCACAAGCTCGGAGGCTCATACTCCGTCCCGAATAGGGCGGCTGTTGTTCTCATGTCAGTTCGCATGTGCGAAGCGAATGCCGTCTTCGGCAAACGTCAGGATTCCGGCGTCAAACCGGACCTGCGGTGGCTGCGTCCCGACCAATGCGATCTGCGAATGCCGCGCCGCAATAGACCATCTGTTGTACCAGATCAGCGCCTTGTTGACGCGGCCGGCGAGCATCATGTCGAGCGCCGCGCCAACCACGCGGTTATGCGCCGGATCGTCCTCATGCGGCGTTCCACTCGTCACTTGTCGGTTCAGCCACGCATGAAACTGCGCCCCACGCTCATCAAGCCCCGGTGCCCGCATCGCCCAATCCTGCAACGCCAAGAGGTAGATGTGACACGGCACTTTCGCGCCCCGGAACAGGCACTCCGGCAGCGTCGTGAAGTGATGATGGAACCCAACCGCCTCGGTCAGCGCCCTCGCCGCTATGTGCCCCTTCGGAACCCGCGTGATTACCTCAATGCAATCAGTCTGCGTGAACATGAAGTGCAGGACGGCCTCGGCGAAATCCTTCATCCATCGGCCTCGGCCCGAGGGGAGGCATGCGCTGTGGACCTCGTAGCAACCCTCGTAGTACTTGAACAGCATGCAGCCGCCGTGCTCACCGATGAGCAGGACCGTCGTGTCTTTGGCGACGATCGCCGACATGTCGAGCACGCCCTGCCCGAGATCAGCCACGTCAGGTCGCACCGCCGGGTGATTAAGTACCCGATTAAAAAACGTGGCGTCCTTGGTCTGCGTCAGCATGGCGCCCCCACGACGTAGTAGGCATCCGCGAACATATCACGCAGTTTTGACGGCACCAGATCCGAGCAGACGCCCACGTAAACCCGCGTCGCGCTCATCGACTTCGCCCAATCCCGCATCTGCCGGTAGAGCGCCCGCAACGCCGTCGCCCCGTATCCCTGCGTGTCCTCCAAACCCCAGACCTCATGCTTGAGGTTCGCTTCGCGACAGAATGCGAAAACCTCCATAACAACCGGCTTCCCACTCATCGCGTGGCGCGTGACCATCGCCAACAGCACCGCCTCACCGTTCGTGATGAACAGGTACTCGTTGCCCGCCGAGTAGCCGGCCAGCTTACCACGCCACATCGCCTGTGTGCCGGCCCACCGGTCGTTGATCCGCGACAGTAGCCACGGATCGAGATCGTCGAGTTGCCACCGTCTCGGCTGAGGAAGGTCGGGGATCGTCTCGCCTTCCTCGATCACAGTAAGACGACGAGCCGCCAACTCTGCATTGGTAGGACGCCCCCGCCGCAGTACCGGAAGTTCTGGAAGTTCTGACATCAGGTAATCCTCAAAATCTGCGCCGCCTGTAAATGTTCATTGGCGTGGAGCCTGATCCATGCCGCCAATTCGCCGGGGTCTTTCAAGTTTACATCGGTCAGATCCACTCCGCCAATCCCAAGCGCCTGCGTGAAGTCATTGTGACTTTCTTGGTGCTGCCTGGCCCACCCTTCGATGTCGTGCATCGGGATCGGATCGAGCGGGAACAGGGGGAGGTCTAGCTTCTTCTGTGCCGCGATTGCCGTCACGATCTGCCGGTGCTGGTCCATGTTCGAGAACGACCAAACCATGAAATCATGCTCGGAAGCGGGGGTGTTGAAGATGTTTGCGAGGCTCATCATGCCACCGGATAAACCAGCATGCCGCGCACCGTAAGGCCGGTCAGATCGGAATTGATGATCGCAGCCCCGGTATCATGTCGCAAGAACGCCGCCGTGGACGTATTCGCGGTTGGGTGCAGGATAATCGGCAACGTGCCACCGCTACACCACACCGAGCACGGACCCTGCGCATACGTCTGATTTGGGACAGCAATCGGCAGCCCTGCGAACGAGGCGTTCGATCCATCTGCCGTCGCCGGATACGTGACCGAGAACCCCGCGAACACCATGTTGGCGAGCCTCGAATAGCTCGCGCTGACCCCACTGAACGAGAGCGCCGCGCCCGAATTGTCGGTCGGCGTCCATGCGGTCGGCGCGACAATAGCTCGACCCCCCAACGACGTGACCGTGACCGCTCCCGCCGAAGATAGCGTTGCATCCCCGCTGATCGCAACCCCTACCCACGCCGTTCCACTGGCGACAAGGGCATGCCCCGCCGTCGCTGTCGTAGACCCGAGCGCCACGCCATTGATCTTCGCCACGGCCGGATTCGGGAATGTCCCACTGAGATCGCCGCCGGCCGCTCCGGTCGGCGCACCGCCAACCAAACCCCCTTCCAAATGCCATCCGCCTGCCCCCGCGTTCAGGGTCGCGTCATAAGCCAGAGCAAAATAGTTGCCGGCAACGATCTCCCCGCCACTCAACGCAACCGGGCCACTCGCCGAGTCCTTGTAGACGTTTAACGCACCGCCCCCGGCTACATTAGCGGTCGCGGCACCGCTGTTTGAGTTCGCCGCGATCCCGCTGACCCGGAGCTGCGCCTGCAACACGAGAGGCGGCGTCCCGATAACCGGCGTGCTGAACGGCGTCAGCGTAAGGGTATTTGTCCCGGCCACCGTACACGGGATCGTCCCCAACAACCCCGCCTGGTTGAATGTCGTATCGAGATCCTGCGTGTGGAGCGTCGTGACGTTGGCGAAAACGTTGGTATAGCCCATCGGACAATCCTACAAATTGACCGTGTACGGCGCTTGATCTGCCACATTCAGCGACAGTAGCGCCATATCGGAAGCAATCGTCTGCAAGGTCATCCCGATCATCCTGCCGACTTGGCCCACCGGGAGCGGGCCGAACACCACGATCCCGAAGCCATTCACCTGAACAGGAGCCCCCGAACCATTTACCACAACCACCGTGACGCCGCCCGCATTGATGATCGCCGCCAAGGCCGCCGGAGTTTCCGTCGCCAGCGCATTCCCTGTCCCGATCCCCGCCTCATTGTCGATCGTGATCGTCACCGGCTGGTCGATCGCATAGACCCGCAGCACTCCAGATAGCCGTAGTGCCGTCTTGGTCGTGTAGTAACCGGGATCAGAGAACAGTTTCGATTGAATAACCTTCTGAAACCCCGCCGAAGGGGTCTGAAACAAGCGGAAAACGTGCGTTCCGTCCGACCCCCATGCGATCAGGACCGAATTGATCTCCTGAGTTGATATATAAGTCAACGTCCGGTCCTGTTGCGATGTGAACCACCGCTTTCCGTCGTACATCAGGAGCTTGTTGACCAGATTCCCATTGAACTGATCGATCACCGGTAACAGGAGCATATATACGGCGATTCCGAAAATTTGGGCCACGGCGGAGGAGAAATTCGCCGTCAGCCCGAAGATCGGTCCCGTATTGTAAAACCCGTCGAGCGGCAAAGACGCCTTCGTAACCGCGCCGCCGTAGGAAACAAAGACCCCAAGTGTGTTCCCAAATACAATGTTCCGGCCAAACACCTGCACGCTCGATGCCCACGGCGAACCATACTGCGGATCAACATTGAGGTTGCCGAACGTCGTGATCGCCAAGCCGCCTGTCCCCGTGGTCTGCACCCCCGAGATGTAATTGACCGACGAGTCGCCGCCTAGATAGAGGAACCCGTTGGTCTGCTTCAACCAATGATATCCCACCCGCAAAAACGAGTCGGTCGATTGGAACGCACCGCCCCCGTTACTGAAATCGACCGGCGAGTTCGGCGACGAGAAGATGGTACGGTTGCGCGGCGGGAAATCGGCGGCGGCCCCGCCATTCGTCACCCACACCCGCTGGAACGCGACCTCGACCGACGTTCCTGAAATGCCAAACGGCATCAGTTTCGGGTCAGCGTTCGCCGCATTGTTCCCACCCTCGAAGATCGCGATGGCCTTGGTGTACCCGCTGCCGAAATTCGACATGACAATCCCGGTAACGGCACCACTCGCTATCGTCGCGATCCCCGTTGCGTTGGTCCCGTCGCCGATGATCCGCACAATTGGAGGGGTCACATAACCCGAACCCCCCGATGCGATCCCGATACCCGTGATCTGCCCAAAAGCGATGTTGCAGAACCCAGAAAACCCCGTCCCGCCAGGGATAGCCGGCGTTCCCGGAATTCCGGGGTCGTTTACCGTAACGGCCGGTGCTGTCGTGTAGCCCTGCCCCGGATTGATTATGGCGATTGCCGTCACCGTTCCATTCTGGATCGAGACCGAGGCTATCGCCCCCGACCCGCCGCCGCCCGTGAACACGGCGTTCGCCCGAGCCGTATACTGAGCCCCGCCGTTGGATACGATGATCTCGGAGACGCCACCCGTCGTCGTGGTCGGACCTACGCCCGTCGCCATCGCCTGATCGTCGGACCCTCCTCCCGTGAAGTTGAGCGCGACAAAATCACCGATCTGAAACCCTGACCCCGGGTTCGTAACGACGACGCGGCTGACCGATCCATTGTCGATTTCCGCCGCCATCGCCGTGCCTGTCGCCGATCCGGTCTGTTGGATCGTCACGGCTGGTGGCGACGTGTAGTTCGACCCCGCATTGGTCAGCGTGACCTCCGGCCCCATCGAGCCGGCGGTGAACAGGAGAGCCCCATCCCACAGCCAATAGCCGTTTGTCTGATCCTTGCAAAAAATCAGATATTGGCTGCCCCATTGGCTGAATCCAAAGGTCGAGGACGGTGAGACGATAGCCCCCGTCCCCATAATTTGAGTGCGCGCCCCTGTCGTTGTATTGAACTGATGGATCGCGCCATCGGATTGCAACACGATCCCATAGGACGTGTCACCGACATTGCCGAACCCGATCCACTCGACTGTCGCGCCGCTTGCCGTGTAGATGATCGGCCCAACACCCGGCAGGATGCGCGCAAAGCTTGGCCCAACCGGCATGAACCCGTCAAACCACGAACACTCCCCCTCGCCGATTGCCGGACGGGGCGATTTGGTGTTCAGCGTCTCGAATTTTTCCCAGCTTACCGGATGAAAATCGTTCGGCAGCGTGAGAGAGTGCTGATTTGGCTGCGAGATTTGTCCTGCGTCGGACATTAGCGGCGTCCGTATGGACTCACGAGCATGCGCGGGCGTGCATACACACCATATCTATTAACGTATTCCTTAAAACGATCTTCCCAATACCTCGCAGTGTTATAGTTCTGCATCTCGGCGTAGGCTAATGATGCAGCGTAAAAGCTAACTGCGTCGGTCCACGGCTCAGGGATAGCTTCTGCATCGAGTTCCGAAGAAAGATCGCTCGGCAAACACAAACAATCCGGCTCCCACGCATATTGTTGGCTCGGAATCGGGTAAAACAGATAGCTGCCGCCCACTCCTTGCTCCTTTTGCGCGCACGCCACCGGCACGAAGTAGTATTGAAACGGATAATTCTCGATGAACGACTTGTACTCCGTCAGCGGGTAATGATTAATCCGATACCGGATGTTGCTGAAAATCACATAGTTGCTCAATATCGCAAACGCCGACTTGACGCCCGGATAAGCCTGCATCGGAATATCCGAAAGGAAATACTCCTCCTGATTCGCCACAAAAACATTGATCGGTGAGGTCGTAACAACCGCCGTGGCCCCCGTTCCTGTTGCGTCGGTGATCGTTGCCGTGGGCTGAAAGTAGCCGGAACCACCGAAAATGACGCTGATGCTGGCGATCTGTCCTGCCACGACCATCGCCGTAGCCGTCGCCTGCGCCCCTGCCGGGTAGAGCTTCTGCCCACCAGGGAGATCCGGCCCGCTGATCGTCACCACCGGGTTCGCCGAGTAGTTGGCCCCCGAATTCGTGACCTGGATCGTCATCACCTGTCCCGAAATCGGCGGGATTTTGCGGATGCACTGCGTCCGCATCGCGATCTCGCGACGAGCACGGTTGATGTAGACGCGCAAATCGTCGGGGTTCATGGTCCGCTGCCCACGATCCCGAACGAACCCCATTACCTCTTGGAGATAGCGGTTGAGCATCAGGCGGCTCTCGTTACGCCAAGACGACCAGCCATCATCGGGTCCGGCGCTTGAGAATACTGGCCTGGGAGTACGCTCGGGTTGGCAAATTGGCGTGCCCGATTGGTGAAGACCTCATAGAGCTTCAGCATGTTGTCCGCGCCTTCCTCATGCGCCGACAGCATCGCCAGATAGGCCGCGTAATAGGGGACAGCATCGGTCCATAACGACGGCACGGCTTCCGGGTCAGTCTCAGCGGCGAGCGGAATCGGCAAACAGACAGTATCGAGAAACAACGTGTATGGCAGATCCGGGATGTTCACCCAGAATGAGCCGCCGACGCCTTGGTGCATCTGCGCCCAATAGACCGGCGGCCCAGGTTTCGGATCAGCGTCACCTCTCACGAAATAATTGAACCATTCCCATTCGCGCGGCGTGACAATCGCCGATCCAGAGGTTCCCGGAATGTTGTACGTCATCATACGGACATTCAGGACGCTCGCCACGCCCGTCCCCGCCACGAACAGCGGCCCGTTGAACACCTGAACGATGTCATGGAAATGGTATTCTTGATCCGGCGGGTTCAAAACGAGCGTCGCACACACCCGCACGCACTCGCCCTCGGCGGCGACCTGACCGCGCCCGATGTTGATCCAATCGACCAGATCACCGTCAATGAACCGTGCGAAACTAGCGTCTTTGAGGATGCGCCGCGTGGTTTGGAGATAACTGATAAGCGCCATCAGCGTTGCCCCGCCGCTGCCGCTGTAGATTGCGACAACTGCCCGTGTCCCGAGGCCATCGTCGCCCCCTGGCCACCGGGTAGATTGTCGGGCAACTCGCTCGGAGTAGACAGTTGCCGCGCACGCCGCATCAAATCATGGTAGCGCTGCATCATAACCTGCGCATCACCTTGACGTTGCAGGCTCATCATTCCAAGCCACGCTGCGTAGAACGGCACCGCATCAACCCACAACCGAGGGATCGCCTCCGGGGTCGTGTCATTCACCAATACAATCGGCAAGCAGACGACATCGAGGGTGATCTGCACCGGAGCGGCGGGAACCGGATCAATGAAGAACGTTCCGTTGATACCTTGCCCTTGCTGCGCCGCCCGCAACGGCGTTCCTACTGATCCCGAGCCAAGGTAATAGGCGGCAAAATACTCCCACGGGCGGATATCGATCGCCAACCTCGGCCCGATCTTCGCCGACCGGATCGCAATCACCGACCCAACCCCATTCGCCGCGCTAGTCGTAATGCTTGCGAACGAATTACTTTGAGCCGATGTCGTCAGCGACGCCGGAAACCGGATGCACTCGCCATCCGCAGCAACCTGGTTGCGCGCAATGTTGATATATGAATCAAGGGTGGACGTATTGATCAGCGATACCGGCGACGAGGGCGCCTGCAAGAGAGCGGAAGTGAGGGTTTCATAGGAGACGAGCATCTACCCATTCCTCACTACCGATACCTTGGCTTGTGTCTCCCTCACATGGCCCCAAGCCCGTGTAGGAACCGTCCGTTAAAGCGGCTGCAACGTGATCGAATCGTTCGCCGCCGCGACAACCGTGGCAGGGATGGTCGTGATCGTCGCGGTCGTACCCGCGCCACCCACTGTCAGAGTCGGAGCCGTAGTCAGCGGCGCCCCGAAGTTCCCCAACAGCACCGCTGTCAGCGTCCCCGCACCCGTCAACGTCAACGTCGCCGTCGCGTTGCTGGTGATGGTGCCCGGATCGGTCTGACCCGGAAGAATCTGCGGCACTGGCGCGGTCAGATAACCCGCCCCTGCGTTGACGACGGTGATGCTCGTCACCGAGCCCCCGCTGATGACCGCAATCGCGGTCGCCGGTACGCCCGGAGACGGAGGCGGGGGGATCAAGACCAGGGGAGGGATCGTGTATCCCGCACCTGCCGCCGTGATGGACCCCGTTGCGACGGCGCCGCCGACCACCGGAACCCACGTCGAATTGCCCGTACCCGCCGTAACGGTCGTTGTGGCCTGGACATAGCTGGAACCAGCCGAGGTCACGGTCGCACCGTATGCCGCATCCGAAAGATTGTTGACGCGCCAGTTCACGCCGTCGCTGTTCACACGCATGAACAAGGCAACGCCCGGCCCCTGCATGTTGACCCATTCCGCTCGGATCGGGTCTTTCCATTGAATCGCCGAGATCGTGCCAGTTGACGCGACAACCCACGATCCGGCCGGCACGGTGAACGTCTGCGCCGGAGACAACGCCAACTTGTTCGACGGCGCGAGGTACGGCCCCGTCTGCCCCGCTGTCTGCGGGTATCCAGCCTGCGGTAGCGGAAGGCCAACCCCCGGGCCAGCAATGTTTTGCTGCGGCATACTGTGTTACTCCGCTTAGAACGCTGGAAGAAGTTGATACTTAGCCGATCCAATGTTATCCTTCATGAATAACGTGGATAGGAATGGTAATGACCGAATACCTTCTGTGTGCCGAATGCCAGAAGCCGATAACGCCGCCCCAACTACGATATTGTTCCAAGAAGTGCCGCGTCCGGGCACTGAACCGGAGGAATAGAGACCCAGAACAAAGTCGGAAATCTGTTGCTCTGTACCGACAACGACACCCCGATCGCGTTCGTGAAGCGAACCGCAGACAATATCAGGAACACCGCGACGAACGAATCGCGAAACAACGCGAATACACTCGCCAAAACCCCGACAAGCTCGCCAAATGGCATCAAACTGCACGGCAAAACTCCCCATGGCGCGGGTTGCTTGGTCTTGCCAAGAAGCGAGCCTCTGACAAAGGTTTGGCGTTCGATCTTACAATCGAGTGGGCACGGGATCGGTGGAACGGACGCTGCGAACTAACAGACCTTCCGTTCGCACTAGAGCCAACCGGCATCGGCGGGCCAAAGCAATTTTCGCCAACAATCGACCGCATCGTGCCGGCCCTTGGATACACCAAAGACAACTGCCGCTTTATTTTGCAAGCGGTCAACTCTCTAAAGAGTAATGGTACGGACGAAAGCATGTTGATTATAGCACTCGCTCTGGTTAGAAGGTCGTCGATGGGTTCACAATTCCAGTAACGTGAGCGTTTGCGCTCGGTTTTGCCGAGACAATATTGTATCCAAGAACTACAACACCTTGCTGTCCAATCTGTCCCAAAGGAACTAGACTGTAAAAGCCGGAGAAATCGAACATGGCATCTTCGCTTCCATACATGCTCGAATATTTTGTATTCAAATAGTAGGCGTTGCCCACCGGACAGAAGTGGTCGGCGAAGATCGGCACGCCGTTGACATTGAGGTTCGGGAAGCTAGACCGGTTCGGCGTCCCCATCGTCGCTTCCTGGCCCGGGCGGATGAAAATCTGCTCAGCGCCGATGAAGTCGCTGTTGAGGGTCGCAAAATCGCCCGGGTTCATGATCACACAGGTCGGTGATTCGCCGCCGGCCGCGTCCGTGATCGTGATCAGCGAGTTCGACATCGTAGTCCGCTTGAACCCGACGTTGCCGACGTTGCCGGTCGCGCTCGACCCGACGTAATACTGGCCCTTGAGGCTGGTGTTGCCCGCCGCCGTCCGGTTGACGCCGCCATAGGTCGCGACGTTCGTGCCGTCGTCGGTCAGATCGTAGAAGCTGTCCGGCAGGAGCGTGTTCGCCGTGTTGTTCGAAAACAACAACCCCGCCATGTTCTGCACCGTCACCGCCCACGCATCGTTCATGCGCGCCTTGAGCAGCGAAATCTCGCGGTCGGTCGCCTGGATTACAGTCTCACCAAACGGCAACGGGATCGGAACCACCCAGTAGCACAGCGGGAATTGCAGGTTCTGGACACCCGGGATGACGACCGGGCTGTTGAACCCGCCCCCATACCCGGTGAATTGCCCCGTCACCATGCTTTGGCCCTGAACAGGTATAGTAATTTGACTTAGACCCCCAGCTGCTCGCTGCGCACCACCAAGCATAAAGAACAACGAGGGTGTCGCAAAGTAAATTTGCACAAATAATCGCGGGACGAAAGCTCTCCTGGTTGCTGCGTTCAACTCCGCATAAAGCGACCCAGTTGGAACAGCACCTTGTCCTGGCAGAGGCATTTACTTGTTCTCCATCACGAATACTTGCGGCATGGCTAACAAGTTGCGCAGACCGCCGCTCCATGACATAATGCACACACCACCCATGCGGAGAGCGCTATGCCAGAAATGATTTCGTTTGCATGCCAACATTGCGGAATGACATTTACCCACCTTGCCCGGCGCGTTCGGGATTACCGCAAGCAATGGGGCCGTGATCCGATGTACTGCTCCCGCAAATGCTGGGGCCAAGCAACCGCCAAACGAAACGCCGCGATTGCCATGTTCACCTGCGAAGAATGCGGTGCCGTCACTCCAATGCGGCGCTATCTTTACATCGACAAGACCAGCGGGAAGCCGCATTCCAGCACATACGTTCGCGATCAGCGCTTTTGCTCTCAGGCGTGCGCGATCACAAACCAACGTCGTAAATCCGCTCAACGCTTCCTGAACGGAGAAACCGGGCGACACCTTCGCAAGGACGGATACGCTCGGATAGTTCGTCCGATTGCCATCAACGGGAAACGAGAACCCGTCTACGAACATCGGCAGGTCATGGCCCGCATTGTTGGTCGCCCGCTCCGCTCCGATGAACACGTCCATCACGTCAACGGAACACGTGCCGATAACCGACCTGAAAACTTGGAGCTTTGGACCAAGCGACATCCCGCCGGCCAGCGCGTCATTGACAAGGTAGCGTTCGCCATCGAAATGCTCCGCCTGTACCCCGATTTCGCCCGTGCGGCGGGGGTCATGCTGACGGAAATTGGCGAACCCGAGGCTCATATCGCCTAGCGCCCCATCCGCTCGTCGGCATTCGGCACATGCCGAACATCAACCGCGCGGTCCTGGCTGGGGATAGGGTCTTTGCGACCCGTGAGCGCGCCGACCGCCTGCCCCTCGCGCGGGGCCTTCGTCGGTGCGGGTGTATGGAAGATCGACATCAGCCGCCGCGCCCTTCCTTGAGAGCGGCCGGGAGAGCCTGAGCGAGAAAACCTTCGTCGTCGCCCTTCAGTAGCGCGTCGAGCCCGAGGTTTCCAGCGTCGCGCTGATCGAAGAAGTTCCAACGCTGCCCGCCGGTCGCAACCGGAGGAGGCGGCGGGTTCTCGCGTTCGTAGGCGGCCATCGCGATTTCATGGTCGGCGACGCCGCGCTTCTCCATGAACTCCTCGATCTTCTCGACGCCTTCGTCGCTGTAGCCCTGCTCGCGAAGCTTGCGGCGGCCGGATAGCCACTCGCGTTCCATCTTGCCCTTCGCATCGGCGGCCTGACGTTCCTCGCGATCCTTGCGCTGCTCGTCGAGGAAGGCGTCGAGCTTTGACGTGATCTCGCCCTTGAACTGCTCGTTCTCGTCCCGAATGCGGGGCTCGACCCCGGCCATTTCGGGTGCCCCGATCAGAACGGCTTTCTGGAGGAGCTTTTTCGCCTCGTCGCTCTTGCCGATCCGCTCCAGCACCGTCTTATGGCGCTGCCACTCGGCGTAATCGTTCTCGTCGATCTCGGGCATGCCGGATTACCTCTTCGACCCGGCATTCGGGACGTGCGAAATGCTCATGTCACCGGACTTCGAGGGGTTCGGGATGTGGCTGGTGCGTCCGCCGATGTCGAGCTGCTTCATATCAACGCGCACGATCTGCGAGTCGGACTTCGGCAGGGCTTTCGTGGAATCGCGGAAGATATCGACCATGATCGTCTCCGGTTACGCCGCTTGCGGCTGAGGTGGCGGGGCTTGCGGAGGCGCCCCCGCCGGTTGAGCCGCGCGCATCGCTGCGACTTGCGGCCCCTTTTGGCGCTGCTCCATCAAACTGCGCTGCGCCTCGGACATCTGAACGCCCTGGCTGACGCCACCGGGCGGAACATGCTTTGCCATCTTGTTCAGAGCCTCGCGCAGATCGCGCGCCAGATCCGAACCGGCGGGCAAGACGCCGCTGATCATCGAGATCGCTTGTACGTGAACCGCCAACTTCGCCAGCGCCGCCGCTTCCAACCCGCGATTCGGAGTCGGCATCGTCGCGCCGCCAGCGCCACCCGCAGGCTGTTCCTGCGGCGGCTGACCCGGCTGCTGTCCCTGCATCGGCGGGGTGGCACCGCCCGAAGGCGGTGCTCCCGTCCCGGTCATACCTTCGGGCATGGCCGACGATACGGAATTGGCCGATTCTTCGGGGCCGGTTTCCGTGAGTAGCGCATTACCGCTACTTGCGCCGGTGTTTGCGCCGACGATTGCGGACTTCCATAGGAGCCTCCATCTCAAGGGTTGAACCCGCCGCACCACCAGCCAATCGGCTTGAGAGACGAATGGATGCGGCTGCCTATTACTAGGGGCATCGCATCACGCCCGCACAACACGCTTGATTAACGAGAACTCACACGCTATAGGCATTCATTGATGGCAGTATTCTCCACTAACGGTTTTTTGACGCCCAAGCAGGTCGCCGAAGACCTACAAACAACAGAGCAGCAGCTTTGGGCTTGGCGGCAAAAGAAGATAGGCCCCCGCTTCATACGGCGGGCAGGCCGCATATATTATTCAGAAAATGACGTGAAGGATTGGTGGGAAAACGGCGAGGAAACCGCAGCTTAACCGACTAGAGTCTCGGGGCTTGCCGCCTGCCGCCACCCTTCTCGAAGAACTCTGGATGCTCCTCCATGAGTTTCTTCTGAGCGGCTTCCTTCTCCTTCAACCGAGCGATCAGCACGTCCTTGTGAGCGAACGGCAACTGCTCGATAGCACTCTCGCCCGTAACGATCCCCGACTTAACACCCCACGCCAAGAGCTGTGCGTTGTCGTCATGGTAGATCGGGCTCCCGCTGTGGCTGTCCACCGATATCCGCCGGTCTTTCGGCAACTGCTCCAGCGTAAAGTCCGTCATCTCGTCGTTTGGATTCGTCCAGTACGCCGTCGCCTTCTTGGCTTGGAGGAACGACAGGGTGACATCGAGCGCCGCCGCGCATTGGCGCTCGACGAGAAGCGAGCGATCACGAAGCCTCGGACTCCCGGTCTTCATCAGCGTATCGGCATGGACCCCGGCCCGAACCCCGGGTTCGCCCTGACCAGCCATGATCGGCGGGAAACCGGAGACCATGTTCATCAATTGGATAATCTCGCCGATCATCGGGATCAACTGAGGCGGCATCGGCGGCGTCAAATCGCTGACGCTCGCCCCCGGCGGCAATGCGATCATCCCGTTGTTGCGCATTGACGTGGCGAGTTCGTCGGTCAACCCATCGTATCCCGGGAACGCGAGAACCTTGTCGATCGCCAACCCCATCAGCCGGCGCGCATCCCCCAGATGCTCGCTTAACCAATCCTGAAGCATCATCAAATCGACGATCTCGGAACGACCCCAGAAATAGCCGGGGAGGTAGTTCGGCTGGATCAGCGTATAGGGTTGGACCTCGGGCGCGAACAGATTGATGTGCTTCAACCCCTGTTTCGGGGCGACAAGGATATCCGGCTCGAACCATTGGATCGTCGTCCAATCCTCGCCTGGTCGGTTGTCGTCCTTCACCCATAGTTCGTGCATCGGGTAGAGTTCGGCAGCGACCTGTGGCCCGACAACGGCGTAGTTCGGGTCGTTGGTAAGCTGTACGATCCCACCGGGGCGCGTCGCCGTCTGCGAACTTGTGTTCAGAACCGAAGTCGAGAGCACCTGATGCATGAAGCTGCTCGGCGCCGCCGCACCTTCTTCCTTTTTTGAGTTGCCGATGATCCGGTTGAACAGCCGCTCGGCATCAGGAAGAGTGCGTACCCGACGCCAAACCTCATGCCGGTTCAGCCAAACCGTCTCGACAAAGGCTTCCTGATCGGCAAGATCGTTAACGCCCTCGTTGTAAACCCCGAACGACCACGGCATGACGAGCCGCGCCCCCTTGTATTCGGCGTTCCCCTCGCTGTCCCGAATGCAAACCTGTTTCAACAGGCAACTGGCGTAGGTCAGCGCTTCCTTGACCCCGTGTCCAAACAGGAGATCGACGTTCTCCGCCTCCCATGTCCGCGACACAACGCGCGCAGCTACCGCGCCCTTGTCGAGCCATTCCTTTGCTTGGAGGCTTTCGTAATCGACGGTTGCCCGCAACTCACTCGGGCTGAACAAATGCGCCGCGAGGCGATCATTGTGCGAATAGAGTAGGTTGCACAGCGCAAGACCACCCGATTCCTTCCCGGTCTCGACCCAGGCACCATATTGCTTGTATGCCGCGCCACGCGCCGCCTGGCTTACCCGGCAATCCTCGGTCGTCGTTTTTGCAAACTCGACCAGCGCTTTCTCGGTAGTGGTCGGTATCCTCACGGACTCATGGTGCTGGCTCCGACCTTCCTGCTAGTGCTTCGCGATCTGTCCCGCGCGAATCATCGCCGCCGCCCTCGTACTATGGTCCCTTGTCGCGGCGGATACAAACGGCGCGTTCACTCCGCCTCCTCCACCCAGCGCATCGCCCGCCGTCGCACCCTCGAAGCTCTGGAACCCTGCACCCTTGACCTGCACCGGCTTCGTGACGACAGCGTTATCGCCTTCGCGCATCGAGGACGGGTCTTTCATGTCGGTGATCTTCAGCCCAGACCGCATCTCGGCGACCTGATTCTTCTGGAAATCGCGTAGCACCGCCGGGTCGCCCTCGAACGGCGATTCTCGATCCTCCTTGCGATAGGCGTCCTCAAGTTGGCTCGCCGCATCGTCGGCACGCGCAATTGATGCCGCTTCGGTCGCTCGATACGTCTGGTCAATCGCCTTCGCATAATCGCTCTTGCGGATACCCGGAGCCTGCGGGACGAAGACCTCCTGCGGCGGCTCATCCATGTTCATCCACGCGCCGCACAACCCGCAGCGATCCGGTGGCGGGGCATCGGACGGATGATGCAAGTGCCGGAACTTGCCGCCACAGTCGGGGCATAAGTACCAGACAAACCGGGCCATTACCCCCTCACCTCGCCGCTGCATTCATTCCGATGATCCTGAGCGCGCGGGCAATTCTGCTGGCTGCATATAGGGCACGTCACCAAATCGGGCAACCGAGGCCAGCGTTCCTCCCGGGCACGCTCCCGCGTACACGCCAAACAGCCGCACCCTTGCATCTACCACCGTCTCCCCGCCTGCGGGCGCCGCGCGCCGGTTCCGGTTCGCCACCCTTCCCGCAGCGCCGCCATTTGCTGCTGCCGCCTCGCACGCTCCTTGACCGCGAAGAAATCCGTCAGTTTGTTGCGCTGAAAGATCGTCCATTGATCGTCGATGGTCAAACTCCGCTTGGCGCGTTCCGCTTCCTTCGTCCGATTCCCTGCGATCAGTGGACGCCGCGCTCGCTCGTCCCACGCCCTGATCCCCAACGCCGCCGAGAATACCCTATCGTCCTTGTTGCGATCCTCGGCGCCGATCGAATCGCCGTCGCGCGTGATCGTCCGCATCTCCTCCAGCAGATCCATCGAGCGCACATAGAAAGCGCCGTTATGGAAGTAATTACGGCACGCCTCCATGATCTGAACTTTGTTTTGTTCGTGAGTGTTGTGCGTCGGGATCATTGCCTCGCCAGCAAGGAACAGGTGCGACGGCGAGTCTACCGCAATGCACTTCACCGGCACAGACGGCATAGGCTCAACGGAAACGATCTTATGGGTTCTGCCCACATGCCGGCGCTCTTTGGCCTTGCCGCTTCTCCCAAAGCGAGCCATCAGAATATCCAGCTTTCTTCTTAGCCGAAACACAGGCATATCATCATAGCCGGTGAATGCAAATTGATAAGCCAATTTTCCCGTGCGCTTTTCTCCATTGTGCTCGTACTGCGGGATTTTGGTAAGGTACTTTGCCTTGATCCCTAGCGAACGCAGCAACTCAGAAAACCCCGAAGCAATCTCAGGAGACGACGTGTAAAAAGTACACTGCCCGCGGCTTGCGGGAGTAATGCTGCCATCCGTATCCATAAGGCCACGCAGCAGTTCCAACCGCTGTTCTTTTGACGCTCTTAGATAACTTCGGGGAATATGTTTATTCCCCAGCAACTCCGCAACGCGCAACTGCGTGTACATCGTAATGATGCCAACCCGCAGGACGTTGCCATCCTCATGCCCATCCGAAACTAGCGGACTGATTTCATAGCCCGCCGCCTGAATATACCGGGCCACCTCCTCCATGTCGTCCCTGTGCCCGTAGATAATCGAATTGCTGGATGAACCGTCCCCCAGCCACAGGCCCAGCACATAAGGGTCGATTGGGAGGTCGGCTTCCGGTAATTCCAGAGGCTCCGTTACCCATATTTTATGACTCCCTGCTCGCAACTCGTCTGTCGTCCTAACGAAGCCGTCCGACGTTTTCCAGCGGTGCTGTTTGTCGCACACAATCGAGGTGCGGTCGTCAAAGGTTATCCTGTAGCACTCGTGATCGTGCTCAATCCCGGAAGTCCCCTGAACAATGCAAATCCGGCCGCGCTCATCGAACACCTCATCGCCGGGCTTGATGTTGGCGATCGCTTCCCAACCAGTCGGCGTCGGCAATAGTGTATCCAGCGATAGGCACTTCCATTGCCAACTTTGTCCAGCCGACATCGCATCCGACCGCGTGTAGATATACTTCCGTGCATTCTGAAATATATCGGCGATGCCCTTCTCGCGCGCAGCCGTGCGGAGATAGCCGTTACGAACGATCTGCTCGGTCGATTGAAACTGCCGCCAGACCTCCTCGCCAGGCCCGTTGATCTCGCAAATGAAATAGACCTGGCATCCGGTCTTCGTCGAGCCGTAGTACCCGATCAGCGTCCACAGTAGCCACGCAAAATGATGCGGGTGGATTGTCGCCGAAGCGTACTCCCCCACCTGATCCACCGCGTCTGCATAACAGCGAAGCACTTGCACCGCGCTCCGATCGTTGTTTTCGTCGTGTCCGAACGCCGGATCAGCCGCTACGATGTAGACGCTATCCGAAACCGGCTCCTCCCACATCTTGAACTCGATCTCGCGGTGGGTCTTCGCAATCTCCATATTACTTTCGACAAAGTTCTGCCCTGGCCAGAACTTGAAAACCTGGGGCTTGACCTCATCGATCAACCGCGCCGAGGCCGCCGTGAGCTTGTCCGCCATGAAGAACGCTGACCCGCTCTGCTGGAAAGCGTCTTCCTCGACCCATGCCTGCTCCTGGATCGCGATCCCATCCTCGGGGTCGTCCTCGTCCAGTTCTCGCCCCGGGTCGGTCTTCCACCTGATCCACGCCAGTTGCTCGGGCGTGATCTTCCACCCGTAGGATGCCTCGACGACATCCATGCGCTCATTCTCGCGCTTGTTCGGCGGTTCGGAGGCATAGACGCTGAACCGCGCATCGGTACGAGGAATGATCTGGTTGTCCTTCGACCACCACCCGAGAAACAGCGTCTTCTTGGTGTAGGGATCGTCCTTGGCATCGCACCACATGCGATACCACAACTCGTACCCCCGCCCCGTTGATTCCCAGATATAAAGCCGGTTCTCATACGTTTCCGACAGAGATTGCGTATACGACTTGACACCCTCCTCACTCGCCCACGAGGAGATTTCCGATCCGTGCGAAAGGTTGAGGCCGAGCGAGCGCCCGAGCCCGCCGCCGGTGCGGCTGTTCTTCGTGCCGGCTTGGCGGAACATCAAATGGGAATCGTTTTCGAGCACCAGCGCATCCCGGCTATCCGACTTGATGCCCGGAAAGTGCAGGCGCTTCGGCAGATTTTTCAGGGTCTCGACGATCTCACGCCGCGCCGCAGCCGTGTTGAACGCGCTGTCGAACACCAGCGATCCGCGTATCCCTTCGTGCATCCCGAGCCAGAACAGGTCGAGGGCACGAGTGCCAGTTGAGATCCCAAGCTGCCGGGATTTGAGGATCAGGAACTCGTGAACGTCCTCGGCCAGTCCATCGAACACCGTGTCGTAGAACATGGTTTGGGCGCGATAGAGACTCTGCCCAAGGCGGACCCGTCCGTCCTTCGACGAGATAATCACATGATCGAGGAAGTCGTAGAACCCATCCCGAAACGCACTGACTTTGGCTGGCGACCATGCCGTCATCGGCGCCCCGCCCAAGGCATCCCGGACTTCTCTGCATCCTGTGCATTCGCCGTCCCGACCTCGACACGCCCCGTCAGTGTCGCCCAGAACGCCGCGAGCACCGGAGCGGGATCGGTATGCAGAAACGTAATCGGCTCCCCCCCACCCGGCGGCACGATGACCACCGCCCCGGCAAACTCCTCCGGGTCGATCTTCTCGATCCTCGCCGCCATGTCGAGGAAGGGTTGCGATTGCTCGGTCATGCCTTGCCTCCACGGTCGAACAAGGTTGTGTGCCCCATACGTCCGATTATCGAGCGGATCACTCGGGTTAACATAATGCGGCCCCGTGACGGGCATCAACCGTCCTTCAAGAATGCTGCAATATCTCGGGCCGCCCGAATTACCTCCTGATAATCACCGCGCCCGCTGTTAATCTGGATCGCTGCATTAAGTGCGCTGTGTCGAAGTTGGCGCTCGCGATCCGTATCGCTTACGGGCGCAGCATTTGGCTTATGGTTCGTCTCGCTCATCAAAACCTCCTTCTAAGGGATGGGAGTGCTGTTGCCGTCAGCGTTCCCCGAAAACTCCCTGACCAGGGTTAGCCCTGCGCAAGATCGGGTTTTATGTCCGGGCATCACGGACGCTCCCCACAAATTATTGTGTCTCTGTCGGCACACCATCCACATCGGCATACTCATGTGTATACACGCCCCGCACGCTTTCGCGCAACGCCTGGCCGATCGAGGGGGCGTTCATCACCCGTTGAGCGAGTTCGGGCGGGACACCGGTGTACGTGCTGGTCTTCCCCGTCCGCTTCCAGACGACGGCGAGTTTGCCGTCCTCGTAACCGATCTCCTGGACGACGGAGCTATAGACCTCACGCATTTGCAAGAAACGCCTCCATTTCCTCGAAAACCTCGGCGCGCGTCAGCGAATAGTCCGGGTCGCCGTTGACATGGTACGCTGGGGCATGGTCACGCCAAGGCCCGATTGCCAAGTCAGGGAAGAACCGCGCCCGGATTGCCTCCATCGTAACCGGCTCCGAGACGATATTAACCACCCGCTTACTGCTCTCCCGGATGCGCCCGATATCCCTACCTAGTCGGCGCAGAGGATACCACTGATAGGTCGCGTTCGGGGCGATCTCCTCAAGCCGCTGCTTCGTCATCAGGTCGTAGAGCGCGTTCTTCTTCATGCCGGGGCCGAACAGGGCGGGGAGGCGGATCACGGCGGGATTGTCCCATCCCCCACTTACTAATCCCTCCACAGACTGCCGATGCACCCCATACGCATCCCTAAGAAAGAGTGTATCTACGGTCGAGATTAGGGCCATGTACTCCGCTTCGACCGCACAGAGCGCCGACCGCAAACGACGGATTGAAACTAAGTCTTCGTCAGGATGTGCGTTAGCCCACCACTTAGCCCCCGGCGCTCCCGCACACACCACAAGATCAAACTCCCGCCCCCTGATCTCGTCGATGTTCTTCGAGTTGTAGAACTCGTCGAAGTGCATCTGGCGCGCGAGGTTGCCGCCGACGAAACCGGTGTGGCCGATCAAGGCGCTCGTCATTTCGCCAGATGCTCCCACGGTAGCCCCTTCGTTAGCAGATAGCCCATGATCGCGAACAACCCGATCATAATCGCCACCAGCCCCCGGATCAGCCACCAGACAATATCGTTGATGCGCCCCTGAAACTTATCGTGGATCGCCACGAACTCGACCCGGATTGCCGCTGCCGCTGCCACGTTCTCTGCCTGGATTGCCAAGGCATCGCGTCGGTGCGCCTCCATCGCCTCTTCTAGCCTGCGCCGGTCTGCCTGAGCAGCCTCATGCCGCGCCGCTGCCGCCGCATCCGCTTGCTGAAGCGCATGAAGCCCCGCAATCACATGCTGCGCTTGGCTCGCCATCTCGTGCATGCTGCGCCGGATAGTGACCGTATCTTCTTTCAACCCGTCCAGCCGCGTCTCGACGATCGCGACCCGCTCCGCTACCGCCGTCAACGTCCGGCCGTCACCTCCACTGCGCCGCTCGCCGCTACCATTATCGGCCATGCCTTCGTGCCCCTCCTCGTCAGAGGCTTCCAATGTCCTTCTCCTCCCCGTCCTACCTAGAGTAGAACTCTATACCATTTCATCTATCCCGTATCATTCCCCTAATCACACGCTCGGCATGGAAAATAGCATCGAGCTTCCCCGCCCGAATGCGGATCGCCCGTTCGCCGACCGGCACCACATCGACGAGCCGCGCGTCCGCTGCCGACCGCGGCATTGCGCGGATCGCGAGGCGGTGATCGACGACGCGGTATTCGTCGCGGATGCGGGGGTAGAACGAGGCCATTTGGTCCAACATGCCGCTTGTTTGGTTGCCTATCAAAACCTTCGCTCCAACGGAATCAAACAACGCGCGAGCCTCCGCCCAAGTTGAATACCTCCCCATCGGCGTCCACTTCGCCGAGGTCAATGACGACAGACCCCTTTCCTCATCCCACACATAAAGCGATGGCAGAGCGCCATCCATAATCGTAACAGCCCGATCAACCGGCCCCTCCAGCAACAGCGTCAGGCACGCCTCGTAACGGTCCACGTTCAGCCCGTCGTTTGCGCAACTCGTGCAGTCGATCGTCAGATCCCACGTCGGATCATCAACCACGCCAGGCGCCCGACCGAACTCGATGTGATCCTTCAGAACCTCGGCGAAGTGCGCCGCCAGCTTGTCCGCCAGCACATGCCGCTCGCCGGTCAGGATCGCGCCCTCGACGTTCCGCAGCCCCAATTCCGCCGGGCGTTCGACCGTAATGAACTCGATCTCGTCGCGCAGGATCTGCCGATATGTCCCGAAATCCACGAGGCTATCGTGTTCGGCCACGGCGTAAATATTACAGGCCACCCCATGTGTAAAATCACCGTACTTCCCCATAAATTCACGATAATGTTCTTGGCAGGCATCGCGCGTTAATTTTGATCGCACGTAATGTTGTCCACAATGTAATCTAGCCGGAATATTACCTGTCGCCCCCGCAAAAATACGATCCGCAATTTCGTGGATAACACAATTATGCCCTTCGTTAATAAACGAAGACGCTAGATGACATCCATATAATCCTGCGCCAAGAATACGAATATTCATGGTAGGTGTTTCCATCTATGGCGCGACCGGATCTGTGATATTGTGCTTTGTCTCACACCGTATTGGCGCGCCACTGATGTATTTGTCTCAGAACTATTTCTTATCCATAAAATATCCTTATCCGTAAAACGCGCATGTGGGTGTTTTGCGCCCCTGCATGCCCTGCCCTTTCTAGCCATATCTTTCAGATTGTCGTCTCTCGTCCCCAGGTAAAGATGTGAAGGATTACAACATCTGGGATTATCGCACTTGTGGAGAACGCACAAATCTCCCTCGATATCTCCTACATTAATAACCCATGAAAGTCGGTGCGCAAGGATTGGTCGCGGTGCTGTATGCCCTCCACCGGAATACAATTGCCCATACCCTCGTCGATTAGTTGACGCTTGCCATTCCCAACATTGAGTTGGCCCCGCCATGCGCACTTTTGTCCAAAATCGCTCTGCAATAGGGCGTATAGCCATTACATCACCCCCGGCTGCCGGTCATACTGAAACAGGCCCTCGATCACCGGCAGCGTCTGCACCCGCAGCGTCGGCCGTTCGATCCGCTGCTTGACCAGCCACGGCGACATGAACCATTCGGAGAGGAACCCGCCCTTGCGGTGCTGGTATGGGTCTTCCTCCTGGATCAGCTTCGGGTAGACCTCCGACATCACGTCCCACCAGTCGGTCATGTAGTCGTTGAACAACTCGGGCGTGAAAATGTAAACCGTGTGCGTCGTCAGCCAGTTGAACCGCCCGTCGTTGTAGCCCTTCTTCCGAAGGACATTGGCGAAAATCTCCCAATCCTGCGCCCGATGGTTCAGCCCGTAGAGCTTGTGGACCGGCAGCGTCGTCCAGACATTGCGGTTGACGACGAGATCGACACCTTCGAGCCAATGATTAAGCGGAGCGAGGTCGGCTTCGCTGATCAGTTTGATGTACTCGACATAATCGGCCCGCGTCGTTTCGACCGTCGCTTGGCTGACGTTGAGGCCCAGATGCTTCGTGATCCCGGCCAGCCGATGATCCGGCGGCACGAGCTGCGAGAACCAAAAACAGCGGCGATATTGGTTGATCGCGACAAACTCGTCGGCGTCGAACTTGCCGTTTTTCCACAGCCAGTAGTGCCCGCGCGCTTCCGAAAACGCCTTGTGCTCGCTGATGTTGTCGCCGGTCTGGTCATCCACCCCCATGATGAACGGCTGGATGACAGCCCCGTGCTCGTAGCTGAACGGCATGTGGCTGATCGCGTGGGTGCGACGGAACTCAGGCACCGGCGATGATCTCCGCCATCTGCTTGCAGTGCCGCTCCCAGGTCCAATGGTCTGACAATTCTGTATTGAAAAATCCGCTATGTGCGCCCTCCATTTTGCCTACTAACCATTCCACGCATTCTCCATCGGAATATCCCGATTCAATGCGGTGGCCGCCCCACAAATCTTCCTGCCCAAAGACGGCGCGCGTAATCGTCGGAACGCCGCACGCCATCGCCTCCATCGCCACGAAATTCGTCCCACCCTCGCAGCGGTTCGGAAACACCGCCACGTCCACCCCGCCGTAGACCTCGGCCATCCGCCAGTTTGGACGCGGATCGACGAACTCGAACTGGTGCTGCTTGATGCCGGCGCGCTGAGTCCACGCATGATAGTTCGCCATCCCGACGTGCCACCCGGGCGGACTGCCGTGCTCCCACTTGCCCTCCAAATCGCCGCTCGCCCCGAACGGCGAACCCCAAGCCGCGACCAAAACCGCGTCGTCGTGCTTCTCGGCGAACAGCTTGAACGCCTCGATTACGAGGTCTTGTCCTTTCCGGTACTCGACCTTACCGCCCGAGAAGACCCGGAACCGCCCGTCGTCCCGCTTTCGGCGTACGCTCGGGTTGAAGATCGTCGGATCGATGCCCTCGTGGCATAAAGTCGATTCCACTCCAAGCGAGGCAAGGGCATCCTGGTTCCATCGGGAAGCAACACAGACGAGATCGTACTCCTTGAGCCGTTCGACATTTCTCTCAACCTCTGCAACATCCTCAAACACCGGGCACGCGATCGTCGGCGTCCCCTTCGGATGCCCGCCATAGACCTCCGGCGCCGTCAGATCGTTCCCCAGCGCCACCAGCAGCGGGGCCTCGACCCGTGTATTGCCCCTCACCGGCATCAGGATATGCTTCTGCACATCCCATGACTGGCTGATCCGCTGCCGCAACAACTCCTGCCTCGGATCGTCCGGCGGCAACTCCGCCCCCAACTCCCGTGCCGTCGATACCGCCGTGCCCGGCCAGTTCAGCGCGTATCCGAGCCCGCGCACGCCCCAACCGTGCGAAGACGCGATCGGCCAGGTAAACAGAACCTCATCGGTCTTCACCTTGGCGAGCCCGACGCCAACTCCACCCACTCCCCGTTCCCCTCTTCGACGAACCGATCCACGTCGATCCGCATCTTCAGCCACGAATCCTGCATGTGCTGCGGCGCCTTCTCCCCTGGCCCCTCATCGTAGTCCGACCCCTTCACCAGCGGCGTCCGGCCCGCGAACGGCGTCACGTCCGACCCCCGGCAGACCACTCGCACATCGTTCCGCTCCGGCGTCACAAACCGCGTATAGGCAATCTGCTGCCACCCCCGTTCCCGGCAGTCCTTCACCCCCTGATCCAGACTTGCCGCCACGAGGTAGACCACCCGCATCGGTTCAATCACGATCTTCCTCGCATCTGATGCACTTGCCCGCAACCAGCAGAGCCCCGCACGCGCAATGGCTCATAGAGATCCATCGCAACGTCTCTAGCGTCACCGCGACCGGTCCCCGGTAATCACGCGGCGGCATGCCTTCGCCGCACTCGATTGGTCCCTCAATCCCACTCTTGTAGTCTCTCGGCAACTTTCCCCACCGCTTGAACCCAACCCCCTCCGCAACCACGAAGTCGCAGCGATACACATCGACCAGCCGCCGACACAGCCGGTCAGCCTCAACCGACCAATCGTTAAGACGAGCCTCCGCCCGACGCTGCGCCTCGATCTCCAGGTTCATCCCGCCAAACCCCGCAACTCCGCCGCCACCCGCTCCAGCACGGCACCCCAACCCTCGTCTGCACCCCGCCGGAACAGCCGATGCCCCGGATACCAACCCGTCTTCTCCCCTTCCATCCCAAGCCTAAAATCCTGCCCGCGCCGGCTCACCAGCAGCCAGCAGGGCACCCCCATCGCCCCCGCCAGATGCCCGACCGCCGTGTCCACACACACCACCAGATCCATCCCTCCCAGAACCCGCGCCGTGTCCTCGAAGTTCGTGATCTCCGGCTCCCGGTCCTCGATCAACCCGTAACACCCCAGCTCCGCAAACTGGTTCTGCCCCGCCCCGACCTGCACCGAATGCAGCCGCACCCCCGGTATCTCGCTCAGCCGCAAGAACTCCGCCAGCGGACAATCCCGATGCTCCGCCTGCTCGTGCGTCGGATCGCCCGACCACGCTATCGCCACCTTCCGTGTCGGCTTGTCGCTCCGCAAGTCGTACCCAACACAAATGCCCGGGTCCACATAGGACAGCCCCGGAAAGAACGGCTCCCCTCGCTCCACCGCAGCCGGCAACGACATCATAGGAATCCATGCGTCTGCCACAGGCAAAGGACGCGGCATCGGCAGTACTTCAACATTACTCGGCAGCCCACACGCATTATTAGCCAGCGAGTACAAAGACTGGTGAATATACAACGTAACCTTGTCAGCCCTCTCCGCCGCTTCCGCCACCCACCGCAGGGCAAAGATCGCATCTCCTGCCCCCTGCTCCCCCTCGATGTACAAATGCCCAACCCGCTCCCCACGCCACAGCCGGTACGGCCGCGTCCGAAACTCCGGTATCCGCCCCATGAACCGCCACTCGTACTCCCGCCACGCCTCGCCCCACTCCCCACTCCGGGCCAGCGCAAACGCCAAAGCCAGATGCGCGTCCGGGTCGTTCGGCCCCAACTCAACCGCATCCCTCGCCTCGGCGATGGCAATGCCACCCATCCCCATCAGCAGCTCAATCTGAGACAACAACGCATGCGGCTTCCCTTCTCCCGGCTCCACATCCAGCGCCTTCCGCAACGCCCACGCCCCC